GCCGAGAAGGCTGGAACCGGGCGGGGCGAGCCGGGCGGGGCGAGCCGGGCGGGGCGAGCCGGGCGGGGCGAGCCGGGCGGGGCGAGCCGGGCGGGGCGAGCCGGGCGGGGCGAGCCGGGCGGGGCGAGCCGGGCGGGGCGAGCCGGGCAGGGCGAGCCGGGCAGGGCGAGCCGGGCAGGGCGAGCCGGGCAGGGCGAGCCGGGCGGGTTTTGGGGGAAGTTGCCCTTTTCGTTTGTACAGGAGAGAGACTGACCATGAGGATGACGATTAACGAGACGAAGACAGTTTTGAAGATTTCGCCATTCTCAACCACTGTTGGGGCTGTACTCAGATCGATCAAGGGCGAGAAGACATGGTTGAAGCCAGATAATGGTTTGGAGTTTGAAACGACACCAGACAACATATCGGCGATTCACCATTTGTTTGAACCAAGCCTTCTTGACGTCATTGACAATCGGACATCATTCACAGAGTTTGATTCTGTGGCAAAAAAGAAATCATACACACCGAAGACGAAACCACGCGACTATCAAGAGGAAGCGCTCAGAAAGATCGGCAGCAAGTCTCGTTTCGCACTCTTCATGGACACAGGAACAGGCAAGAGCAAAGTCGCAATCGACTATGCTGGCCAACTGTTCTGTGACAACAAAATAACCGGCGCACTCATCGTCGCTCCGCTAGGCGTTCATCGCCAGTGGATCGATTCGCAGTTCCATGCCCACAGCGGCGTCCCATTCTCTGGCCTCTTCTGGCCATTGAAGAAATACGATGATTCTTTGAACCCAGGCGAAGGTCTCAAACTTCTTTGTATCAATTGGGACGGAATCAAAACAGACATGGGCATCGAGATCATCCACAAGTTCATAAAGGCCCACAGCGGCAAGGTGCTGATGATTGCTGATGAGGCACACAACATCAAGAACTATCGATCAGAGCGCCACAAGGCCGCATCCGCATATGGCAAATATGTCAGCCACAAGATCATGCTCACAGGGACGCCGATTGCAAAAGACTTGACTGATGAATGGGCTGAATTCCTTTGGCTGGATCCGTCTATTGTTGGAATCAAATACATCACGTCATTTCGCAATGAGTATTGTATCATGGGAGGCTTTGAAGGCCGGGTTGTGGTTGGGCACAAGAACGTCGAAAGGTTCAAGGCTATGGTTGAGCCTTACACATTCCGCGTCTCGAAACTGGACATCGGCCAGCTTCCACCAACCTATGAGAGATGGTTCTTCGATATAACGCCTGAGCAGAAGGCGATGATAAAGACACTGAAGAAAGAAGCTGTGATTTCCCTTTCGTCTGGCGATGTTGAGATTGAAAATCCAGCTGTGGTGTTCATGAAGTGTCAACAAATATCGAATGGGTTTGTGATCAAGGAAGATAAATCAATTGAAGACTTATTTGATGAGCCAAAGAAAAACCCAAGGTTAGTTGCACTTAGGGAATTTCTCGATTCACGGCCTGATGAGAAAGTCATTGTTTGGGTCCGCTTCAACCATGACGCTGACTTGATATCACAATGGTTGACGTCTCTCGGCATAAGTTGGGTGACGTATCTCGGTCGCGATAAGGCAGAAGCACGCAAGAGCGCCATACAGCAATTCTGCGATCCTACGATGGCCCGTGTCTTCATCTCCAATCCGGCCGCTGGCGGAACAGGCATAGACGGATTGCAGCTTGTCTGTAAGACAGACATATTCTATTCGATGGATGACAACTTCATCACCAAAGAGCAAGCCGAAGGTCGCATCGATCGGATAGGATCGATTGGCGCCGCAGAGCATTTCTACATGGTCGCGAAAGGCGGCATGGACAGCCGGATCATAGTTCGCCACAAGCGAAAGCGGATGATCAGTCAGATGTCATTGGGGGATGTTATCTCAACTCTGAATGATGATAGAGATGACATCGAGATATTGGATGAGGCAGATAGGAGCAGCGATACAATCATACAGGATGCCACGACATGGGAAAGCTGAACAAGACCCAACAGATGATTCTTGATGCTCTGGTTGTCAAGAGGAAGATGACTGTTGAAGAGGTTGCTGACCTTTACTACAAGGACCGCGAGCGGCCAACGTACTGGAGGAACAGCACCATCGTCATCATAAGGTCGCTGATATTTGCTATTGGGAAGAGCAGCAGCTATTACATAGCCAGAACATCACCATTGGGGAGAGGCGAGACCGCAGAGTACACCTTGTTCAGCAGGGGCGAGCGATGAGCTGCAAACTCACAATCGATCAGATGAATGTGCTTGAGCTGCAAGCCGATGCCGCTCATAAGATGTTGATTGCTACTGGTGACTTGAACAACAAGTTCGCGAAGCAGGTGATTGAGAACTCAGTTGAGATAATCAACATCGCTCGCGTCACACTAGCAAACAGCGAATACATCAGCACCCATTCAACTGAGTGCCATCTATGGGGACCGCGCCATTATCATTGTTTGCTTTCTGAGTTCAACTCTTTGGCTGAAGACCACAACACCCTGAGAAGGGCTTTGGCTCCTGCACAGGTTCCAATTGAGCATCGCAATATCGTATCAAATGAAATATCGAGGCTCATGCTATCTGAAAGTGAACGTGATAGGAAGCTAGCAGAAGCGATGAAAACGCTGCTTGATTGGTTTGAGAAGAACAAGAAATATTACTACGGCAAAACAGAGAAGATATACAGTCCAAGAAGAAAAATTGGTGAACACTCAAAACTGGTGGATGGCGAAGATGAGCAATGAACAGGACTTCTTCTCAGCAGACAACCTCTTCACCGCCGCGCGAAGAGTAAGGAACAACATACGCATTGATGATGAGAGGCATGGTGGACTTCTCTCTCATGAGACTGTCAATTCAAATGAAATCCTCTCAAGGCATCTAGATGCAACAGAGAAGAGGATCAAACGAGATGCTGAGCGTTCGAAGAGCGATGAACAAACAACAATCGAGACTCAGCTGAAGAATACTCAAGCGAGCGCGGAAACGCTGGCTGAGGCTTTGACATCAGCAATCCGTGAGCTGTCTGAAACAAACAAGAAGCTAAACCAGGCGCTAGAAAGCGCCAAGAGCGAGCGCGAAGGACGTCTCAATTGGATCACAAACTATGCCAACCTTTCGACAGAGAACACCAAACTCAAAGATGAACTTGCGAAGCTCATTCAGAAGATCAGCAATGTTGATGAATCATCAATATCATGATGGGAGGAAGACATGAGGGTGCCGTTGGTTGCTATCGCAGTAATGCTCTGCGGCTTGTTTGGGATGGTTTGGGGATTGTCTGCTTCAACTACGCTCGATAAACCATTGACATATGATCTCGACAAGGCTATTGCTTATAGTTATGCCTGTGGATATGTCGATGGCGAGAGGGAGATGTTGAAGACTTTCGGTTCTGTCATATCCGGGACCGACATCTGCAATAAAGAGAGGGAGGCAGCGAAGAGATATGGATTTGCGATTGGCGATGAGTAACGAAGAGTCAATCCCACCAAGGTGCTTCTGCGGCTTTGAAAAGAGGCTGCTGCTTACTTTGTATCAAGAGAGGATGAAGAGGTTTGTTTGTGTCCACTGCAACTGCGTCTGGTTTGTCTTTGATTGGAGTTCAGTTAAGGACACAAGAGTGTTTGTGTTAAATACACCACCAAGATGGAGGATGAACTAAATGGCACATCTATCAAAAGAGCAACTCAATGAGCTTCGCACTCAGTGCGAGTTGTTTACTGGTCAGCCATCCAAGCAAATGTGGATCGCGCTCCCAACTCAAACAGTCATGTCTCTCATAGAGATGGCCCAATCATATGACGCTGATAATTTCAATGCGAGACAATTGCATGAAGCAAAGCAAGAATCAACTCTCAATCTACAACTTTTGCAGGATGCTTTGGCCAAGCTCCGTGTTCAGGAACAAACATTGCATTCGATGAAAGGTGATATGGCAAGGATGCTCGACTATGGAGCGCAGATTGCTGCCGCGCCTTCAAGCGATGAGATAGGAGAATCAGAGTTTGATGCTCTGATTGATTATACAAACTGGCGCGGAAAGCGCAAGATGTATCGAATAAGGCCATTCAGCATTTTCCATGGATCAAATGAGTATCACGATGATAAGCAATGGTTGCTTAGGGCGAAAGACGTTGGTGATGGGATTGTGAAGACGTTCGCTATCGAAGACATTCACAGCTGGCATCAAATATAATCAATCATGCTTCATCTTAATACATGAAGTTTTGACCCACTCATCTGGTCCGACAAGGATGGCAAACTTGCCTGCATCGATGGTTCCGCGCCTGATGCAGGCAAGCTCATTTGGTTCTTCACCAATCACCAATAAGTCGCGCGCTGTGTTCGTGGTGCACTCTTCCGGCCCTTGACTGATTGAGCATATGAGTGCTATCACACGAAACATAGTCGTCACTTCTCCAGGCGCGATACAGCAGCTTCAATTCTGATCAGGCGTGTATCCATCCTGATAAGAAGATCATGATCTGATGATGATGAGGCAGACTTTGATTCCAACTGTTTGATCTCTTCCGCCTCAACTGATATATCAGACTCAAATCGCGCGAAGCCAGCAGCTAAGGCAAGAATCACAACCAACAACGATATGAGTGGAGGAAGCCACTTGACGACCTTTTCCCCCAATCTTCCTTCCTCATCAAACAATGTCATTTCCACCACTCCGTGTTTTGATGCTGTTCGCAGAACCAAGAACGCCAGTGATCACCAATACATCTCTTGTTGTGGTCAATCGAACTTGTTGTGGGGCGCTCTTCACAAGCCCAGCTTTCATAAGCGCGGCGATTTGTAGTGCTGAGCAGATCCAACAATCATATGTTTCAGGGAGAGATGGAGCGCGGTCTGTTGTGAATCCTTCCGCTAGTGATAGAATTGCGGTCAAGTCATAAGGCTTCCCAATATGTTCTGATAGAAAGTCATAGAATGTTTTTGTTTGTTCATCAGACGCAGAGATATCAGCGAAGAGTTCAACCCTGATATTCTCTGCGTCATAGTTGGTCGGGCGGCGTTGAACGCCACCAGACAAGTGCGATCCGAGATAGAAACCATCTTGAGTAACAGCCTCCACATGCTGGTATGGGATGCCTAGCTCTGCCATCTTAATGGCAACAGAGATTGGTCCATTGCTACCAACGAAGCGAAGTCTGATCAAGATCCACCCCTTATCGTGGCGTGTTTGGTGTCGGCCCAAGGCCAGGATCATCAATCACAGACGGAGGTTCACCGCCTGTGATTGGGTTGGTTCCAACCCCAGCCTCGTCGAGCAGGAACTGAAGAGCCTGAAGACCCATAACCACTCCCTCAGCAGGAATAGCAACCAAAGGATCGACAGTTCCAATAACGCTAACTGCCTGTTCAAGAAGCGACAACAATGAATCAACTGTCACGCCGCCTTCAAACAGAGCAACCAACTGTCCGATTGGAAGGTTGGTCAGGATTGTAACCAATTCTGAGATGTGCGCCGGGGTTATCGCCCCGGCGCTCGCGATGCGCTCTTCGCTCATTCGCGCAAGGCGCGCATCTTGCGCACGTACTCGCCTTGGAGCGCTTTCGCCTTGGCCGGGTTGGTGCGGGCATAGATTGCCAGGATGGCAGGTACGCTTGCCACGAAATCCGTCAGAGCGGATGTGACATTCGTCGGCGCTGGGTTCGGCGGGCAGAAGCCTGTTGACGAGGCAAGCATTGCCTTCTCGGCCTGCGTCAGGGTGATGCCTGACGTATTGATCTCTGCCACCACTTCGCAGCCGGTGTTGACGGCTGTAGTGATTGCGAGCGTAACCTGATCCTGGGTGCAACCTGATGGCGCGGAAGCGCCGAGCAGGAACGGAACAGTCACCAACCCAAGAATCACGGCAGTCTTTTTATTCAGTATCATTTCACCCTCCTCATTTGCCGAGTGCTCCCGGCGACGACGATGATGTGAGATGGAGCGCACCATTCACTGCTCCAAAGAACACCATCGCCATTCCGCATGTCTGAATGATGCTGACTGATACATCACCTGGGATGTATGCAGGGAACATATCAGGCTTCATTGCTGCGATAGCTCCAACAACAGCGAACACGCCATTGATGATTGCTGATGTATTCGGATTCATTGTCTCATCCTTCTGTTTTGCTGGTGGTGGCGCCAGCGCGGAGGGGGTGTCGCGCTGGCGCCGTCCCTGAAGCGCTAGGGGCGGCGCTCACAGGGAATTCAGAACTTCTCCATCATAGCTGTCAGGCTATCAATGTCGAAGCCGCTTGTTGCTTTCTTGGTTGCCCTGATGATTGCGTCTGGGCTCAGGATCGCATAGACTTCACCTTGGGCTGCGGCACTGAAGTATTTGGCCATCGCATCCCACGTGATTGTTCCAATCTTCCCCCAGCTGTCGATCTGGATGCCCTGACCATTGTAACCAACAGCAACTATACAATGGCCATTATTCTGATCAGCTTCCCCATTCACGCCCCACACAAAGCCATTGCTGCTTGGCGGAGGATCAATCCATTCATCAGGAAGACCGACACCCATGTACAAGCCTTCAAACAACCAGAGCGCCGTCATCATCTGATGCCTGTTCGTCGCGTCAACAGACACCCAACCATTGATCTTTGAAGAACCATCAGAGAAGAAGCCATTGCTCTTCCAAGCCTTCATCACATCAACGAGATTGCCGCCGCGATCGGTTGATTCATCGCCTGCGACATATCCGCATGTCTTGCTGTAGAAGGCGATGGCGTCAGCGTCGCTTACGACAGGCATTGTCTGTAGTGAGTTGCCTTGCCAAAGATCAATCAAGTGCGATGCGCCGGCCGATGTACAATCACCCAGACGGTCATTCGCAAGAATCATCGCCAAACCATGCTCAGCGAGCGGCGAATAATGGCAGACAATTGGCGGCTTTGGAAGATCGTCAGGCTTGATAAAATCAGCCAGATGCAAATGCCTCTGAGGCTGAGACGGATAGCGGCCAAGCCTGTAGACTTCGCCAGTGAATGGGTGTTTGATCTCTGCTACAGTCATCAGGTCATCTCCACCAGCTTGGACCATGTCTCAGGGTTGACGTCATCCGTCACTTTGATTCCGACTGCTTTCTGGAAAACTCCGATTGCGCGTTTGGTTGCTGCTGTCTCATTTCCATCAATCATCAGCTGAGGGTTTGCACCAACGCGGATGAGACGATACTGCCAATCAAACATCGATCCAAGAGGATAACCTGACGCGGTGAAATGGGGTACAGGCGTTTCATTTGGATTGACGCGCGGCGAACCACCGTGTGACGGAACCGGGATGACGTCAGGAGGAAGAGACACGGTGTGTGGGTTTGGCAATCCATGAAGAGCGAACAGAGGAAGATCATTTGGATCAAACAGTTTCTGAGCATCAACCACATAGTCGATGAACGTCAACCATTCTTTGGAACCAACCAACGAGCAATCGACGTGTCCGCCGCCCGCCGCGCCAAGATCGTGATGCTGGCATATGCCTCTTCCCTGACCGCCCTTCGCCCAAACTGGAGGGATGTTGTAAGCGAGGCTCAACCAAGCGAATATCTTTGCTGCTGCTCGCCACCGATCATCAGGAATTCCATCAGCGGTATGACCAGGGATTTCGAGCGAGATGCCTTTGCTGTTGAATTCGCACTCAGCCCAAGCCTTGTACTGAAGAGGAACCAACTGAGAAACTATGGATCCATCTTCACTCATGCAAAGGTGCGCCGATGCTCTAGCCTTCGGAATACACAACCAAGAGACTGATCCCAAATATCCGCCTTCCATCATGTGGAGGATCAGCAAGTCATGAGAGATTGCGACTGGTGTATAGTTGGGCGTTGGGTGCTGAACGACTTGAGGCATTTGCATGTTTGTTTCCCCATCACATGAGACTACTGAAATGGATAATTCGCACCCTGCTCAACCGGGCTGACGTGCATCCCTGTGAATCTGGTTAGGTTCTGGTTTGGCCCGAACACAATAACGAATTGCGCCATCGTCGCGCCTGCGTTCGCCATGTCACGGTCAGAGCCGAGCACAAGATACGGCGACGCCTCAAGCGCCGCGTTGCGCGAGGTTTGGCTGATCGAGAGCCAGAAGCCGGGCAGATAGGTGTGCTGGATGATCGGCTGGCCGGTCGTTGGGTCAGTGCCGAGCGTCACGTCGCCGCTGTCGGCCCATACGCTCAAGCCCGTCCTTTCGGGGCCGATGTTGACGACATCCTCGCGCCAGCCGCCCGGATCGTCCGCCGATGCGGGGCGGTGGAACGCGCCGAGCGTGGCGTCAGCGATGGCGGTGGCTTCGTCGGGGGCGCAGAGGAGATAGTCGAGCATATCAGCGCCCCACAAATGATTGATGGCCAATAGCGACACGCGCTATAACGCAGTTGCAGGGGAATAGGGTATTGAACTGTTGACCGATGTCTAAATACTTAATTTGTGGCACGCCATTCGCTTGCGACCCTGTGGTTGTTGCTGCGCCATTAAAGCTCCCAGTCAAAGACGTCCCTGCAAGGTAGGACGCAAATCGCCCTTGCGTGTATTGCGCCCAGGGGGCAACATTGAAAATAACAGAGGAGTTACCGCCTGTAACACTGGCAGTTTGCGGTTGACCGCTGACCAGCGCACGATAAAGGGTCAGTCTGTTCGCGTTTGTGCCGTCGTTGACGTCAACAAAGAACTGATTTGTGCTTGGCAGTATGGGCGTTTGCGGAGTGGCGATTACATATTCAGACAGCGGCCCCGACCACGGAAACGCCTTGCTCACAATCGACTGCGCCCGCGTCGCCGCACTCCCACTGGTCAGGATCGGGCCGGTGGCGAAGGCGGAAGCGGCGTTGTTGGTCGGGGTGAGGTTGACGGTCGCGCCGGTCCAGCCGGTGGCGGTGCCGGAGGCGTAGGTCAACGTCGCCGGGGAAGGCGGCAACACCGAGCAGGAGCCGCCGTTGGCGACGCTGTTGACGGTCAGCGCGCCCGAGGTCCACGTCACGTTGAGTGTCGGCTGCGTCGTGCAGGTGCCCCCCGTGACCGTGTAGACGGCGGTCCCGTTCACGCCGCCCGAGCCGCTGGAGGCGGTGGCGGCCGAGGCGACGCTCGCGAAAAGGTTGGGGTTGAGTTCGACCTGGACGTAATTCATCGCCAGAAGAGACGTCACCGTCACGCCGAGGGACGTTGTGCTGGCCGTGAAGCTATAGGTCGTCCTGGCAGGGAACGCGGACCCAGTCATCGTTTGTGTGGCCGCGCCGGAAAGTGTCAGTGTCCCCGTACCGTAGAAGCTGACGGTGTACGTGGAGCCAACAACTGTCGTGATGTTCTGCGTAACGGGCGCGGTGCTGTTCAGAAAAAGGTTCGTCCGGCTCTCCCACGACCAAATGCCGCAGGGCGTGATCGGCGCAACGTTGGGCGCGAAGGCGTAGAGGGCGCCGTTGCAGACCTCGCTCTCGCTCGACCCACGCGAGACGATGAGTTGCCCCGGCTGCGCGCCCCAATACTGGCCACCCGCGAAGTTCATGTCGATCGCCGCGCCGGGTAGCACCCAGCCGGGAGTGCCAAACAAGGCATTGAACATAGAAGACTGCATTGCGAGTGCTGGATCAATACCAATCAGCGCCCAAACCGCGATGAGCAGACGAAGCAGAGAGATGTTGCGGTGAGATATCATGGAATGGCCTCAACAACCAAAGTCATTGTCTTGCTTGCTGCAGTTACGCCGCTGACTCCCATCGTCTCAGCAGTCCAGAAGATGGTCGAATAACCACCCATATCAACTGCGTTGCCGACGGAAGGCGCGCACTCGGCATAAACACCATCGCCATTCTCAGCACTCATCGTACAAGAGAATGTTCCGATGTGTTTGGTTGATCCTGTAGCAACAGCGAACGCACCCCTATCACCATTGGTGAACGTAGGCGCAGCTGACCACCAATCAACGTTGATTGGTACATTGCCCCATGCTGTCGATGTTGAGTCGTTGATGTTCAATCGAATGCGAATTGCTACTCCGCCATTGTTGGTGAAGCTCGGAACAACCACAGAACCAGCGACAGAGCTATTTGCTATTAGCTGATTGGAACCGTATGCTGTAGTAGCATTCGACAATGTAAGTTGTGATGGCGCTGTGATATATGGACCGAAGTTCAAAGCTGTATAGTCCGCATGCGTTGGCGCAGCTGTAAGAAGCAGACCGAAGGCAATCAGAGAGCCAACAAAGAAGCCTGCCTTGAGAGCAGCATCAGCATATCTCCTGAACCGATTTGTCATTGTTTATCTCCTGAGAAGTTGGTGTGTTTGCTTTCACACGCGAGTTGAGATGAAGATGTATATGTGATACAACCCAACCACGATGTTAAGCAGGAGGATTGTGATGCCGATAGCAAACGACCCAACTGCCGGCCAGATAAAGCGATTGCCGAAATCATCTGGACTTGGCGCTTCAATATTGGTGTTTGATATGCCAAACACGAACATCGCGAAGCCGACAGTAATCATAGCAGCAGCCAACTTCCAAGTCAGAAAGTCCATGACGAAGCTGAGCATTGAGAGATCAGCATACAGCTTTCGAGCCATGAGTCCAAGTAGCTGCTGCATAGTATCCTCCTACGGTATGACGATTGCCGAAGCCTGAGCGACTAGCGCTGGAAGCGTCGCAGGATCGATGCCGACTGCTTGAGCGATTGCCGCGAGCGTAGTGGAGTTAGCTGGTATCTGGTTGGATCCATGCTGGGCGAAAGCGATGAGAGAAGCATTGCCTGAATTGTTGATGTAGTTCTGAACTGCCGTCCATTGCGCCGACGTAAGGACTGCCTGAAGTTGCCACAGCAAACAAGTCGCTGGCGGCGCGATGGATGCCTTGAATGCTATGACTTTTGGATCTGAGTCATCAATCGCCACAGTTGGGAATGATTGCTGGCGAGCAAATATAGAAGTGGCATTTCCGTTGGCGTCTGTGACAGCATAAACAATCATGACATTCCCCTATGGCAGGATTGCGCTGAGTGATGTCTCAATCCCGTTCTTGTATGGATAGTTGACTGATGGAGGATCGCCAATTGTTGGCATCAGGACATTGCCGCCCTCATCACACTCATCCCATGAATATCCGAGGATTAGTGTTGAAGCACAGGCAGTAGGATTGGCCTTCACGAAGTTGATCGCATCAGTGATCTCTCCAACCACCTGAACATTGGTTGGAGTTTGGGCATAGTATGAATGTCTCGCCCATGGGATGCCTGTTGATCCGATTGTTGGAACTTCAATCCTTGGCCTTGTATCATCGCCTGTCTGAACTGTTGGAACGTACTGGAGGCTGTTGGCGTTTGCGATACCAAGAGATGTTGTCCAGAAAGACTCAAGTTGACTGATGTATGAAGCTGCTGTTCCATATGAGAAGAACGCATAGCTGCTGATCGCATCAGCACCAACCAAGCTAGCCATAGTGGCGCTATTGGTTGGATCTTGAGTCACCATCATTACGATGAATGGATTTCCGAGGCCGGCGGCAGTCGCCTTTGTGCGAAGGTCTGTGACCGCAGCCGCCCACGCCGACGTCAGATTAGCAGACGTCAACCAGAAGAAAACAGGCCGACCACCAAGCACTGTAAGATAGTTGCTCTGCTGCATGTAGGCGATGAACTGAGCGTTCATCGCCTCCATCGCTGAGACGCTGGCAGGTGTTTGAAGGAGGATGGCCCACTTGACTAGGTTCTTGTATGTGCTTGATTGATGTAACAACCAAGCATTGTTCATCCCGCTTGTGTTGTCAAGAACGCCGCTCGCAGTCGGATATATATCATATGCCCAATACTGAATTCCGGCTGCGTTCGCTGCCTGCAACTCCAGGTCCATGTTCGCCTGAGCGTTGCCGTTGATTGTTATGCTGTTTGGTCCATTTACAGTTGAGAACCATGGAGCGCGCGAGTGCCAATCATTTCGTGACAGTGATCCCTCAACGAACTTCTCAACATTGCCTGTAGTACCGTTTGCCCCGTACCAGGCATCCCACCGGATCGCACCAAAGATTGTTCCTGATGCGACTGCTGAAGCTGGGTTTGTCATGCCGATTGGAGATGCAGCAATCAACGCTGCTGCGCTCACAGACTTGAGGAAGCCTCTTCGCGTCATCATGATCAGAGCCCGCTGTCTGCTGTGAAGTGTATGCCCATCCTATCGCCGACGACAGTTGATGCGTTTCCTGTGCATGAGAATGTGATTGAATAGCTCGTGTAAGCAATCACAGTTGGCACTCCACCATCAAGGCTGAGCGTCTCATCGCGGCAGTTGCCGTTCGCCGCTGCGGGATTGTAGAATGTCTCACCAAATGTTCCGGCCTGCCCATCGAGAGTGAAGTTTGGGAGAGGAACAGTCACTATGTTTGCTCCAGTTCCAGCCACCTTAGCAGCCCATTGCCACTCGCCGGTGTTTATTCCGACATTCTGAGCTGGGGCTGTGCGCCGCGCGAAAGTGCTGTAATAGCGAGACCTTACTCTCTGAAACTCAAGATCAGCTGGGAGAGGGATGTAAGGCGCTGACCAGCTTCCTTGACGAACGTGGAAAGATGCGACCTTGATCCAAGAACCAGGAGCAGAACCAACCAGCGTTGTTGCGCCTGAAGTTGTTTGATATTGGCCTGCTTGCCAGCTGTCTAATGTTGCAGTTGAGAAGTTTGATCCTGAACCAAAGTCAATGCCAATCTTCAGACCAGGATAATCAGGATAACTCTGACCATACCAAGAACCACTCGCGTCTCCAGGAACGGTGAATGTCGTGCATGTTAAGGCAAGCGACGACATTGTGACTTTGTGGACGTATGATTGAAATGCCGAACCAGCATTATTGTTGTTCAGATAAACTGGAACTGTGTATGGTGCTGTTATGCCTGAAGCAGAAAGGCAAAGGTCAATTGTAAGAGGAAGAGCGCTTGATGTTCCTTCATACAGATTGCCAGCATCAGCGCCAGTGAGATTTGTTGTTATGCTGAAGCTGTCCGCTGCGAGCGGCGTGTAAGAACCAGTGACGGTCGTTACAGCCTCAGCGTATGGCGCATGACCGTTGATAGTGGCGCTTACTCGCTGGAACTGGATCTTGCTTGCTTGAGAGGCAGTTGCTCTCCAACCATCGACCGCAAGGCCGAATGTTGTGTTGTTGACTGCTCCAAGCTTTACCTGATCGTATGCGAAATCGCCATTGACGTTCAGAGGATAAAGCGTCATAGCATTCGATGCAACGACAGGAACAGAGCCACCAATGGTTGGGAGCGTACCGTAAGCAGAGGAAGAGAAGTCTGCTGAAGCGCCGGCCGCTCCGCCAGTGATAACGCCCTTTGCGGTAACTTGGTTGGTATGCGCTGACTGGACAGACAGGTTTGTACCCCAGCCATCGCTGAAGTTTATGACGCCATTATTCAGCGCAGTGATGTTACAATTGACGTTCGCGCTGATGATTGAAGAGATGCAGTTGAGGCTTCCTCCACCGCCTGCCTGTGAGCCCTGAAACGTCATGTATTCCTGAGCACCAGGAGAATACAGGATAGCAAACTGCGTTGTTCCGTCAGCACCAACAAACACAAACGGCGCCAACAGCGAACTTATGTCTGTATTAGCGCCGCTCGCTGCCGCACCAATCACAGATCGAACCGCGATTGAGTTTGGTGGAGCGAATGTTGTAGCTGGGATGATGCCTGCTGTAGCTGTGGCTGTGCTGGCGTTATCGCCAGATGCCTTACCCCACATATGATATCCTGTAGGGACAGGAACAGCCGGATCGCCAGGGAAGAGCGCGACGCCGCGCGCTGATGTGATTGGCTGATATGGAGAGATGATGTATTCTATCGAGTAACCAGAGACTGTCACAGTCTCTGGCCCGGCGCCAAGATCGACATATGCTGTGTTTGGAACAGATATGGTTGTTGCGATTGCCGCTGTAGCTGTAAGAACAGCCATGAGCAGAGCGGCGAATATCTTGCGCATCATCTCATTTCCTCTTCATCGCTTGATTGGTGATCAGCCAATCACTTTGTCTTTCTGATTGCTCGTGGATCATCATATTCGAGATCAATGCACTCGATTGTGCGAGATGTGGTGCAGTGAAAGAAGCACTCACCATCCTCTGGCCACAAGACTTGTTCTGCGACTGTTACATTGTCTGTATACAGACTGATTTTGCTGCCTCCTGATGTGGCATTCGGGAACTCAGTTCGCGAGCGATCAATCGTGCGAACCAAAACCGGATAGTTGTGAGACTGGACTTTGATTGTCGTTGTCATATCATACACCCCTTCGTGTTAAGCGCGTCGGAAGTCAACCCATCCTGTTGTGTATATGAAAAGGTTAGCTGATGCAGTAGCAACTCTAATGCCAAGCTGGCCTGATGTGTTTGTTATCAGCTTACGCTTGTTCATCCAAGTAACTGTGCCTGATGCCCATGTATTGTCATTGCCTGGGTTTATGTTGTATGCTGCTGGAGCGATGTCTGCTTCATCAGGAGATGTAAACAGAACAGAGTAGCTCGCATAATAAATTGCGCGGCCTTGCCACTCGACCTTCAGACCTGTTGGGACACTGAGTGAATAAAGAGTTCGGCTGGTTGTCCCTGGTGAAACAGCGCTCGCATCTGTTTGTGGGGCTGTAAGATATGCGAGATATGATCCGCCTTCTGCTTCTTCAGCAGTGAATGGAAGCGGAGCGCCAGCGCCATCAGTCAAGAATGAGAAAAGCCTCCTGCAGTATGATTGATAACCAACAGGAGCGCTTGCTGGAACGAACGTACCAGGTGCTGTTGCTGTCGCATAGACACCATTGCCTGATGTTCCATTGACGGCATAGACGTGTATGGTTGAATTGATAGGAAGAGTGGTTCCTCCAGCATAACCATTGATAGCATTGCCATTGGCAACGGCCCACGAGACGCTGCCGTTTGAAAGCATGACGGTGTCTGTTTGATCAGCAGCTTGCCATCCGCTGATTGTCATAGATGCTGTTGTGCTTGTTCCAGCCATCGCTGACGGAAGGCCGCCACTGATAGACCATGTCGGGATCGGCGCAGCATTGTATCCAGAATCAACCAGATTGCTATTAGCATCGAATGAAGCTGCGTGACCAGCAGTGAATGTTCCGCTTACAGTCTGGAACTTGGTTGTATTTCCATTTCGGCTGAAGCCACCAAGAGCCAACCCTGTGCCACCTTGGCTTGGGCTGAGCGGAGTTGAAAGTCCGCTGAGTGATGTAATGTCGCTATTCGCGCCGCTTGCCGCAGCACCAATAGCAGACCTAACACCAGCCAGCGTGTTCGAACCTGTGCCGCCCTGAGCTACTGCGAGCGGCGTTGTAAGGCCTGTGATCGAGGTTATATCACTGTTCGCGCCGCTTCCCGCTGCGCCTAAGCTGGCGCGAGCGGCTGCGGCTGTATTCCCTGCTGTTCCGCCTTGAGAGATGGCGAGCGGCGTTGTAAGGCCTGTTATTGATGTAATGTCGCTATTCGCGCCGCTTCCTGCTGCACCTAAGGCAGAGCGAGCGCCGGCTGCTGTAATTGCTCCTGTTCCGCCTTCCGAGATTGTCATTGGGAAGGTGAATGTGGCTGATAGAGAGAATGTCGGCGCTTGATTGATGGCCGTATCATCAGCGCCAATTGGCGCAGCAGGCGATCCAGTCACACCAGCGAGAGTAACACCAGGCAAGAACTGGATTGTTCCACCATCAATCCTCTCAAAGTCTGCCCCAGCAAGAACAAACCCAAAGTCAAAATAGTACGTGCCGGCAGCGAGCGCTGATATGACAGAAGTCGGCGCGCGGAATACAACAGATGTATTCCCAGCAGAATACGTCGCTGTTAGGTTGGCGTTCTGCGAAGAGCCGCCAGTCATAAAGTCCATCAGGACAACAGGCGATCCTTCAAATGGCCTTATCTGAAGACGCCACACAGCAGCAGCTATGGTTGATGGATACAGTGCAGCATATGAAGCCACACCGAATGTCCACTGGAACCTTTGATTGAGATATGCTGTGAGGCTCTGTGTCACTTCCACAACCTCACTTGTTGATGCCTGTTATGGCGATGGCTGTTGGTGCTGTGATTGGAACAGGAAGAGATGAATTGAGACTGGTCACGAGAAGGCCGATTTCCGTCTCAAACTGATTGATTGCTGCAGCAATGTCTGCTGTATTCGCCGCTTTCCCGTTCGCTGAATTGAAGTCGGCGACATGAGCAGCCAATGACATGCTTGCTGCCTGAGCGCCAATAACTGTGCTGGCGAAGGACGCTGCTGTCATGCCGTAAGCGCCAGCGAGGGCATTGAAGGCCGAATAGAGAGGCCCAGAAGCCGGAGGATTTCCGCCATTACCATTCAAGATCGCCGCTGCGTTCTGGAATGCTGCTTGATGAGCAGGGTCTGGCATTATCTGAGAGACGATGCTTGTTGCGGCATCAGATACTGCCTTCGCAGCCAATGCAGCGTACGTCGAAAGAGGCGTGATTGGCGCCACATATGAAGCAATTGGACCATACTTACCTGAGATGGCAGCAACAAACATTGTCCTTGTATCATTGTCTTCACTAGACAGAACACAAGGATGTGTTCCAGGCTCGCCGGAGATGGTAGCCTGACACATGATTGCTGTGTTTGCTGCGTCGGCGTATTGTAAGTTGGTGATGAGTGATATGGTCATCTTGATTTCCTCAAGCGATGCGCTGAAGCACGAAGTGTTCTGTGGTGTCGCTGTTGAGAGTGTCGCCGCTAGATAGGTTAATCAACTTCCACGTTCCAGCGATGGCACCAGCTGTTAGCCATCGCGTGTCATAGAACGTAAGCACAGGGTTTGTGCCGTCTGACCATGTTATGAGGATGTGTCCACCTAATGTGGCTCCAGACAACGTCCCTGTGTCGCCGATGATTGCCAAGTTAGAAAAGCCACTGTAGGCGATAGCGGCGACGATGGCACCCACGCCTGTGCTGGTGAATGGGTTGTACAGAGCCAGACCTTCAGGAGTGACGAAGGCCGGCGAAGATCCAGACGTAGCACCAGCAGTCATCTCCGCTGTCGTCGCTTCGCGAGCGATGCCGCGTGTGGTTGTATTCGCGACATTCGCAAAGAAGAACAGAGCGACACGCTCAGGCGTCATAACAGCCGGCGAAGGGCCATTGGCGCCATTCGTAACGCCTGACGTTCCTTCGGCGTCGTTTGCGAGGCGAGCGTAACCAAAATCTGCGGTAGTCGCCGCGCCATCGATCCACTGAACAACCCAGTTCGTTCCATCAGAACGCAAACGAACCATGGTGTTTGCTGGAACAGTCAGTGTGTTTGTTCCGAAGCCAGGCCAGAATGAGAAGCTGAATACGCCAGCAGGAGTGGTGATTGTCTGATTGACGCTCGATGAGTTGTTGATTTCGTAAGCGTAGTTTACACCGACAGGCGTCATCAGCTGAATGATAGCTGTTGACACTGCTGTGATGTTGATCATCTCATTGTAAGCTGTCTCTGTCGCGCCGCCAGCACGAACCACATATGTCCACAGCTTATCCGCGAACAGCTTCAGGCCTTCTGGTGTTGCGAAGGCCGGAACAGAGCCTGATGTCGCTCCGGCCTGCATCTCGGACGTGGTTGCTTCGCGAGAGATACCGTTAGCAGTCGTTGTCGCTACAGGTACGCCAGCGACTGTCTGAAGGACAGCGATAAGCACCCAATGCGTTCCATCATAAGCAACAACAGGGAAGCCTGTTGAGGTGATGTCGCCTATTTGAAGCGCAGAACCATCCTGCCTAACGATTGCGACTGCGCCAAGACCAGAGGTATTTAGGTCTGACGCACCTGTGCATGAGTTCGCCGGCTTGAAGATGATCGTTGTACCAATCACCAGAGCCGCTACGGCCGGGCTTGGTGAGGCTAGAACATAATGATTGGCAGTGCCTGTGTCTGTTCCGCCAAAATGATAGTACGTTCCAGTCAATGGGGTGACAATTGAATCAATCAACTGCGTAAGCGCCGCGACGAATTGCGATTCAAGGGTGACAAGATCGCCATTATCTTGAACGTTGCCTGGGCCATGATCGGCTGTGAACTGAGCAATCATCGCCGCAATGGACGTTGATTGACGCATGGCATTGTTGAATGTGAGAGGATCAGCAATGCCGATCTGAGCGCCTTGCTGCCTGATTGTGGCTGCCTGATAGTTCGCCACTGTTAGGATGTTGGCCCCTGTGCCGATGGCCCAGGCGACGAAATCGTTTGTGTTTGCCATGATTGATCCTACGTGATGATGTTTTGAGCTACATAGGAGGGATCAGAACCCCAGGAACCTTGTCCCCAGCCGCCGATGTATTCGTTGCTTATCCCCCAACCAAACAATGGCGTACCATCGACTGTGATGACCTTGATGTCAAGATATACACCGGCTGGTTGAACAGGGATCAGGTTCTGAGCGATGATTTCGAGCGAGACAAGATCAGGGATTTTGTTTGCTACGCCGATCTGCCATTGCATGCCTGTGCGTTGCTGGATGGCTGGAGTGTTTGGTATCCAACCAATTGCCTGTGTCCTATCCATCGTGAAGACGAGCGTAGGCGCGAGGAAGAATTCAGCGAGCGCTGCCTGAGCGTCAGCGATTGTTCCATTTTGATAGTTGGCCTTGATCTTCGCGCGGAGAAGACGGCGATATGTATCATCATCAAGGCTGTCAAGGTAATCACTGAGGACTGCCTGACCTTTCCAGTACGCTTGGCTCCAACCTCTGTTCGCCACACCCCAAGAAAACCAAGGCTGAGACACTGGAATTGGTATAAGGCGAGACCTTCCAATCCACTGCCCAACGGCGTCCAGTTGAACGCCGACTGCCGCATCAAGATCGAATGCCTCAGGCAGTGATTGAAGGAATGTCTGAATGTCAGCAAGCGGAGACACTGATGCCTGAATGGTCGCCACAAACTTCGGCTTGCCTGCATAGAGAGGCGGGATTTTGGCGACATAATCGCTAGTCGATCTCATGGCTGAACCGTCACAACTATGTCTGTTGTATCAGAGAATACAGCCTCGTTGAATGCGATTGATACATCACTTGCTGTTGGTGTCAAACCGTCGCGAGCGACAGCCAACGAGACAATCTCATAAGTCGATCCATTCGCCGCACCGTTCAGATAAGCAGCAGCAAACAGCCTGTTGTATTGAAGGCCGTTGCCGATGCCAACCGCATTGTTGTAAGCGGCGATGGCTGACTGGATTTGAGCCACGACGTTTGTGCTGAATGATTGAAGTTGCTTGATTGTAATCGCGACTGTGGTCGTGACTTCTTTGACAGGGAAATAGGCGATAGTCAGAGGAACGCCATAGGCATCTGTGATTGTCTCTATGGTTGATCCATATGTCCCACAGCCGCCCTTCTTTTCCCAGATGATGTTGGCGATTGATGCTGCGTCACCACCATCAACCACAATAGCGATGCTGTTCCCTGGGATGCCGTTTGAGTCTTGGACATTGCCTGTATTCTGATATCCTTTCGCGCGAGCGACGCCAGGAAGAGCCTCGATAGCCCCAACAATCCCATCGAGGATAGCTGTTGAGCTATTCATTGTTGAGTTTGATTGCCTGACACGAAGTCCAGCATCAGTCTCAACTGGATTGCCAGGAGTTGCAGCGGCGGTGTTTGTAGCACTCTGCCATCCTGGCTGAGGATTTGATATGGTATTGATTGTTCCTGATTGGGCTGTGATTGCTCCGGCTGTTTGGCAAGTTGCCGTCACAGCAATCTGCCCCGCGTTCGGGATAACAACACTGGCAGGCAGCGACCAACTATTGCTGTTTTCATCAGTCACGACGCCGCTCGTTATCACAGTTCCGGCGACGCCAACAGCCAACATTGGCGCTGTAGAGTATGATGGAACAAGGCGCGCCAACCCATTGATCTTGACGACAGATGATAGACCTGTGCCTTGTGATGTGGATGGCGAGAAAGCATTGTATGTGCTAACGCACATCGCATTCGCATCATCAACCGCCGAAGCAAGAAGGCCGATCCACTCGCCATCAATGCTATCGCTTCCGAGATAAGCATCTGCACCATAGATTGATTGGAACTGAGATACGAACCAAGCAAGGATTGTCGCCAGGGAAGGGCGATGGATGCCTGTCGAATCAATCGTACAAACAGGAGTTGTACCCATCAGATCGGACCTGCAAGCTGGAATTGCCCGTATGTGGTATTGATTGTAGCATGAACATCCCACGCCCTTTGCTGGCGAGCGAGCGATGAATCATACGCCGCGATGCCAAGGACGCCTGGTGTTCCATAGATGCGATCTTGAATCGCCGCATCGCGAAGATTGCCTGTGTACTTCCCAAGCACCTCAGTCATCCATGGCGTGCCATCTTGAGTGTTCAGGAACCACTGCCCCTTCCACAACCTTAGCCTGGTTGATACAGTCTGGCCAACGCCCTTCGGATCATTGATGTAGTAATCCGCAAGCGAGTGGCCGAAGCTCATATCACCATTGCTGTCGAGGATACGCACCCTCATCTCACATCCCTCCTGTCGCGCCGCTGGATGTGGCAGATGAATCAGGGAATGATTGAGCTGATGCCAGACCAGATCCAGACAAAGAGAATAGGCTTTGAACTGCCGCAATCAAAGGTGTAAGGTTTGCACCGGCGATGGCATTGCCGACCGCAGCCTCATTCGGATCAAGGCTTGCGCCGAGGCTCGCTGCCTGAAGAACCAGGCTCATTGCTGTAGCACTGCTTGCGAGAGTTGAGATTGCTGTATTCGCGGATGAGAGAATGCTTGCTATCTGCGTCGTCCAACCATTGACTGTTGTCGTCGCAGAAGCGACTGTAGTGGTTGTAGCAACAACGGAAGCAATCAACGCATTCAGCTGCGTCGTTATGCTGCTGAGCGCCGCTCCGCTCAGGAGCGGGCCCATAGCAGTGTTCAACGCAACAGAAGCAGGCGGTGTGATTGATCCCCAAAACTGAGAGAGGTTCTGAGCATGATTGATCAAATCCTGCAATCCGTATGTGCCGCCTGTTGTTGCTGATCCAGACATAAACGACGATGCGTTGTTGTTGCTTGTAACAGCAGCAGACAGTTGACCAGTTCCGGTCAGCGCCGTTACGAGTGAGCTTGAGCCTGCGACGCCTGTGAGGCTAGAGACTGCGTTTGTGATTGCTGTTTGAAGAGAAGATGATTGAGACGCAATCGGGTTGGAGAAGATCGCGCCTTGCCCTCCTGAAAGGACACTACTCATCGCGCTTGCGATTGTCGATCCAATCGAAGAAGTCGCCCCAATTGGCTTCAGAGCAATCAACTTGCGATTGGCGAAGCTATTGCCTGGTGGAGGAAGCGGTGATTGCTGAACGCAGTTGATCAAGACTTGAGCAGCGTTCTTGAGTATTTGCCCTGGGGTATGGAGCGTGCCTGAGCCGCTTGATCCGCCAACAATCACAAGGTGCTTTGACTTTGAAGCAGCAGTCAAGCCATTGGTTGGATGCAAATCCCAGACGTGAGTTCCATCATCAGCCCTGTTCTGCTGGCTGGTTGTAGATGGTGGAGGGTTGAGCTTTCTCGGATCAGAACGCCCACCAGGCAACCAACGCGAATCAGAGAGATGGTTGCGCCGCATATCAATTGGGTCTTGAACGCCGCCTTCCTTGTGCCACTGATCTTGAGGAAGCGTCGAAAACAGAACCAGACCTTCATCACCCTTTTTGACTGGATGGGTGTGAGTGACTCCGCCACCGCCAGGGAAGTGAACAGGAGATGTATCAAGCAAAGGCATCTCAACAGTCTGTTTAGTGCCGTCTGTGAGTATGATTGCTGCCTTGATTGCGCTCTGCGCTGTGGCTATATGACCATCACTGTCCTTGGTGATGATTGCTGGGACAGACGTCCAAACATGCTTGATGATGCCAAGAACAGCCTCACGCAAGGCGCTGTTATCGCGAGCAGCCAGACCTTTAAGGCGGATCAGATCCATTATTGAGTGTACCTTGCTTGGCCGCCAGCGGCGTCAATAGACACAGGCGTCGTCTCACCAGGCTTCAAAACAAGCATGTCCATGTACCATGGCTGACCTCTTGTATCGCCTTCGACATCGATCTTGACGATGCGATAGATGCCGTCAGCCGCAATTGACGCTATTGGAGCGCCGCTCCCAAACTGAGGATTGATTTCACCTGTTGGACCAAGCGAGGGAAGATAGCCTTGGATCAGTGATTGATCTATGTGAACTAGGCTATCAATCTTCATCTGCGGATTGATCAGCGTCCTAACATACACCCCATCAGGAGTAAGCGTCGGCATACCAATCAAGCCTGTTTGTGAGTTGAGTTCAAATGCTCCACCAGGTATCGAATCAGATGGCTTCAGCATATTGACTGCTAGGTTCTGAATCCCCCATGTCGCGCCTTTGGAATGGGCAATGTCATCAATCAACTGCCGCGCCATTCCGAAGAGAGACACAGAGCGAGGATAAGTTGGCGTTGATAGATCGACATTAGGACCAACAAACCCAAGGTTGACTCCGTATTTCTTCATTGCCTGTATTGCGACGTTCAGATGATCCTTTGGTGTAGAGCCAGGAGGAAGCGCCTTGTTTACCGTCGCATGACTCATTGCCTGATTGCCATCTGTGCAGAGTATTTGACAAAGAGTGTCTGTTGGATTTTCGCGGCCATAGATCGGGCGGACAATGTGGCCTTGAAAGATCATCCCCTCATTGCCTTGATAGCCTGCGGAGATTGATACAAACGTCCCTTCGCTGCTAGGGTTTTTGCACAGCTGTTCGGCAGACTTCCTGTTCATGTTTGTTAGGCGAATTGTCGCTGTATTTGGAACTGCGACTGTCGCTTGTTTGATTGAGAAGCGAAGGCGAATGCTATCAAAGTCGCAAGTGTACGTCTTGCCGAGAGCGGCGATGAATATGTGGCAAGCCCTGAGATAGTTCTGAGACATTACACACTCATCCAAAGATGAGCGGTGTCGCCAAGGTTGTAGAACTTCGGCACAGCAGTCACATCACCATCTGTCGTACAATACAACGAGCAACCAAAACCAAGATATTCATATTGTGCTAGCAGATCAGCGCCAGTCACAAGCGGGATGCCACAAACAATCGGGTTGCCTGATATGTCATTTATATCAACCGTCCAGCAATCATCAGGCGTGAACTGATAGAGAAAGCGCAGCTCATAGAATGTGCCGCTTGGGAATTGGACAACAATCACCTGCGGATCAGGCGTGAGCTTTATCTCATATACGCTCACGGCAGCGCTCCAACTGAATTGTTCACATCAGTCCAACTCGGAGCACTGGTTGATGGTGTGAGAAGAAGAGTACCAGTCAGTGCCGGATCATTCGGCCATGTGATCGCGCCTGTGCTATCAGGCGTAACAGAGCCTGCCGGGGCAGGGCTTGCCCCTCCGTCAATCGGCGTACCAAGCTCACCCGGCTTCCCTACGCCGCCCGTTCCTACGGGCGCAGAGCCTATCTGGGAAGAGCCTCCAGTCATAGGCGACGATGAAGCGCTGGTTGTTTGGGTATTTGTGATTACAATCTGCTGAGCGAAGATAATAACCATCAGAGAAAATTCGCTGTCAGAATCAGTCTTGACACCCAATGAAGCCATCAACATCGATGTGTAAGGGCGCTTGCCTGTCCTGATTGAAAATGGAACGCGAGATGCCTGAAGCTGAAGCAGTTGCTGATAGACTGCCTGGACAAAGCCTTCCGTCGCAGCGGTGCTATTCGACCAACCACACCTAATCTCGACAGTGTAGGGCATCGGGAAAGCGTGATCTGTGACTGGCGTTCCAGTCTCAATTGGATGGACTGTGATCTGAAGCCTGTCTTCGTGAACCTCTTCCATCACGATGTGAGGATAAAGATCACCAATCACCCTATCGCCAGTCATCGCAAGCGCAACATTCCCTATCACATCGCCGATGAGCGATCCGAAGGTTGTTGCTGCTGTTAGCTGGGCTGTCAAGGCAAGGCACCAATCATATAGCGCGTCATGTCCTGATTGGTTCTATTCTGGTTGGATGCGACCATGTGAGCGACGATTGAAGGATCATTTGCTCCATCGACGTTGAATGTGTTTGTCTGATGGACGGTGACATTGTTGCCACTTGAATCAGATGTGTTTCCGCCAAGAGGCGAACTTGATGGAATACTTCCAACAGACATGGCTGGAATTCTATTCCACAAATCATAATAGCCTTTGCCAGTTGGGTGAATGTGATCTGAACCTGTAGGACCAAGAGGGACGAATGTAGCACCGGCATCAGATGCATACTTCATTATCTGATCATTCAGGCCAGCAAAGTCGCCTCGATCACCAACACCAATAACTCTGACGTTCTTCATATCAACGCCCATATCCTTAAGGCGCTGAAGTTGCTTGGCGACGAATGCAACTTGAGATGGATCATTTGATGATCCAGTTGATAGAATTATTCTGCGACCAGCAAGTCTGTTCTTTGTAAGGGCGCCAATAAAATCATAGACAGATTTAGGATTTGCGCCGACGCGCGCCGCTCCAGATGCCTTACCAGCACCTTCTAGGCCGACGCCTATGCTATCACCTATGACGAAATCTCCATCACCAACTCCCTTAACTCCAATTGCATTCAAGACTGACCCTACAGGGGTTCTTTCTGTAAAATTGTCTGTTTCCCCATTAAAGCCTTCTGCTCTTTCAAACATTGAAGCGCCAATAGCTGCGTCGCCTTTCGTTGTAGCAGATCGCAGTCTGTCTCTAGCCTTCTTCTCAGATGTGTTGAGCTCATTGATAGCATAAGTCAACTGATCATCATAATCAGTATTGCCATTGATACCAGGTAGCCTAGAACCAAGCCACTGTCCTATACCGAAAGCGCCGCTTCTTGGATTGACTGCTGTAGGGCCAGACCTTGATTCAATCCCTGCCCATCGAGCAACCAAGCCAGCAGCGCCGATCTGTGAAAGCCCTGCCTCTTTCTGCAATCTTTCTATTGCGTGGTTCATTCTATCAGGCGTCCACCAAGAACCGACATTACCATTTGAAGTTCCAATTCCGCTTCCATTCTCAGCTGAGCCTCCACCCAACCAAGTCGGCGCTGTTCGCTTCCACCAGCCGCTGATCTTGCCGCCTATTCCGCCGCCTGACTTCTCTTCATTCAGAGCCTTGACTGTTCCTTGCTCATCAAAGCCAGTCCCATGCTCAAACACGCCGCCTTTCCCAAACCAACCAGTTGATGGTTCTTGGCCTGTGAGGCGATTCAGTGTGCGCCCAAGACCCAAGCCTGTGCTTGGATCATTGAACCACTTCAAATCCTCAATGAAGTTGTGGAAGTGATCAGCCATACGCTTGATTGTATTGGCGATATCATGCATAGTGTTCTGGAAGTCTTTGAATGAATTTGGATCCTTAAGCATCGCTTCAAATGACTTAACCCAACCATCAGCCATCTTGCCGAGAGAATCAGCGATGGTGTTGATGTCGTCACTGATTTCCTTCCCATTGGCGTCAATGAACTTCTGGAATTCCTCGAAAGGACCAGTCAGAGCCGCCATCAATTTTGTGAGAAGGTCATCAGCAATAGTGCTGAGGCGCGCGTGAACGCCGCGCCAAACAGTCATGAACTTGTTTGCGTCTCGCGCTGCCTGATCAGGATCGAAGCCGAGACGCTTGCGCATATCCTCACTTTGATTCATGTAAGTGAGGAGATTTGGATTGCGCATCGCAAGGAACGTTCGCTCATCCTCGCCAGCGAGCGAGCGATACTGTTCTGCGACTGCCATCGGCATTTTCTGGAAGTGTTCCAGAAGGTCTTTCTGAACTTCAAGATGGCCTGTGATCTTGTTTAGACCAAAGCCAAGCTTGTTCAAATATCCGATGTTTGCAGGATTTTCACGGAGCTTCTGCCCCATCGCTTCCAGAGAGGCTTGGGCTGCCTCGGCTGATCCGCCGAGTTGTTTGACCGCATAGCCAAAATCTCTGATTGTTGAAGCTGTGGCGCCTGTACGCTGTGATGAGAAATAAAGCCTATCAAAGGCAGAAGCAATATCTTCAACTGACTCCCAGGCTTTGCGGGCAAGAGCCTCAAGTGCATCAGCCAAAAGTATCGCCTGAAGCTGCGCAGTGCGCATTGCCTCTACAAAGCGGCGATGCCTCTCTTGAGAGAAGTCCCAACCAAGTGAGACAAGAAACTCTTTGATTGTTTCAGCCATGAGCGATCACAACCCCATCACCTGCCGCTCTGAGCTTGAGAGGCTAATCTAGCACGCTCGTTGTTCTCATTCCTCGCGTCAAGAGCATCATTCATCAACGCGATGTCTGATAAATCAAGCGTGCCGTCCTTCAAACTCTCATACTTACACATCCCCTCAAGGACAGGCCTGAGCAGCCAATCCTCATTATTTGGGAACCTGACAGCATCAAAGGCTAGTGAAGAACCTCTCCTAGCAAATTGGAGAGGCTTGCGGGCAAAAAAGGGGCGAATGTCTCACTAAGGACGAAGAGTGTTATGCGGAGCATGACTGATAGATCATCATTGATGTCATCAAACATCGCTCGCTGGGCCTCTTTATTCCAAACTGTGTGCCAGCCTTCCTTTCCGTCCTGTTTCCGCTCAACTGCAGCGAGGCAAGATCCAACAATGAAGCGCCGATCTTCTTCAGTCATCTTCGCAAACTCGCGAGCGACTGGTGTGATGATCTGGCCGAGATGTTCAAGAGGCATGGATGCCATGCCTGAAAAGCCCTTCGCCCTTAGCTCAGTGATAAGCGGAGCCAACTCACCAGCGCCAGCTGCGAGCAGCGGCATCAACTTCGTGAAGATTGCGAGTTGAACGAAACCATTCAACTTGCCCTTCTCTGTAGTCCTGTATGTGGACCCATTGAGAGAGAATGACCCCATTTTCACCCCTATTTCAGATAGCCTCGCGCGGCCCTAGAAACGGCCGCCTACGCCCCATCTTTTTCGCCGCTAGGGTAGTACCGGCCCACCCTATAATCGCCGGGCGGCGCAAGCGCTCCCACGGCATTCCACAAGCCGAAAAGCCTATAGGCCGAAGGCTTAGACGCCGCCCTGCGTCTGGTAGCTATCGCCCAGGATTTGCTCACTGGCGATACAGTCGAAAGCCCAAACGTTCGATCCGCCTTCACTTCTGTAGCCAAGGTCTGTTTGTTTGACGAAAGCGCATCCAGTGCAGATGATAACATCACCCGTAACCGGGTTTGTGACTGTGATTGTATTCTGGCCCCAGTACGCTGACGACATTGACTGACTGCGGTACAACGCATTGAGCTGGGCATTTCCATTCCCAGTCTTCAAGAGCGACACAGTCAACCGAACAGCAGTTGTCGCTCTCAGCGAGTGCATCCCATCGCCATTGGCGCCGATGCTCATCACGTTCTTGTCTGTTGCTGGAGCGACTGTGATGCCTTCATCAGACAATCCGGCACCAGAGAGGCTGAATGTGCCTCCAGGACCAGAGATTGACGCATTCACATCAAGGAAAGAGTATGTTCCGAACTGGACGGACATTGGTTGATCTCCTAAAGGGTGATGCGATTAGACGGATCAGGGATTGACGTTCAGCGTGATGTTCGCTGTCTGAACCGCACCGGCGAGTTTGAATGCGACTTGGAACGGCACTGACTTTCTCGCCATCCTGTCCGCCTCAGCCTGCGTCGCGACTGGCGGATAATATATGTAGTATCCTTTCGACAGAGTGCCGCCCTGAGCGAGCATTCCGAAGCCAGCAGCATTCCAAACGCCAGGAGCACCAAGACCATTGTGGATGCCGGCTTCGCATGCCTGAGCGATGGCGTTCGCAATCAGGTCCGATCCCTGATCTGTCTGAGGAACCTTGGTTGTGATTGTGTAGAGAAGGTTGAAGACATCTGTCTGGATCTGGTTTTGCAACCAATCGACGCCCTGAACCTCATCAAACCAATAACCATTCGACATCTGACCATTCCACAGCATCACCGCACCGTTGTTGACCTTGATGTTGACGCTGCCGCCCTTCGCGATGAGCGTGGCGAACTGAGTCTCATTGAGGTTCTCACCAACCAAACCAGGAGCCTGCTTGTAGGCGAGAGTGATGGCTGAATTGTTTGCGGTGAAGTCCACTGTGAATCCACGACCAAACATCGTCGCCACAGCGTACTTGTTTGACCCAGAGTAGATCCAGAAGACACGCTTGTTGTTCAGCGCCTGAAGCGTGCTCGCCAGATCATTTGTCTGTGTCGGATCGAGGCAGGCTGTATTCTGGATGGTTGTCCCAAAGATGCGCGTGCGCGAGGAAGCGAGGATGTAGGCGGCGATGGCGGTGTAGTCTGCTGTCTGAAGAGCGACAGTTGTCGCATCCATCAAACCATACCACGCCGAAGAGGCATTAGCAAGAGCCTCAACACCAGAAAGCGCCGTCTCAGCGGCCATGCCAGGCACAGGCGCAGAAGCGCCAGAAGCTGACGTCAGGCCGAGCAGCGTTGATGAATCAGTGTTTGTTCCGAGGATGCTGATTGTCGAACCATAGCTGACGCTCGATGTGGCGCCGGTGGTGCTTGATGTGATGTTGAACCGCCCGTAGTTCGCATCCCAGGTGCAAGTCACCCCAGGATTGAAAGCAGCGACCAGAGCGCTCTGAATGATTGAAGCGACACCATTGAGATTGAGCGAAGCAGAGAAGTTCAGACCTGTGATATCTTTCGCAACACCATCAATCGAGATGTGGAATGAGCCGCTTGTGATGGCGGTGAAATTCGTGAGTGTCTGCTGCGTCGCGGTCAGCTGAGCGCCATGAAGCAGGCCGGCTGTCGCGCTGCTCGCCCAGCGACCGATGTAGACGATTGATGGTTGAGGCGACTGAGAGAAGAACAGCTCAGCCGCGAGATATTCCGGCGAGCCATTGGAGAAGTCAGAGCCAACCTGAAGGATGTTTGAATACTGACGATACCTCTGAGTGACGTCGATGACATTCGAGTCACCCATGATCATCAGTGTTCCGAAATTCTCAAACGGAACAGCGAGTGGAGTGAAGGCCACTCCAACATTGACGAAATCACTGACATCGACTGTGATAGCGGACATGATCAGTTCCTCATGGGATGAGTGGGTTGGTTGAGTGTGGCGTCAGAAGCTGATCATCGCCCGCAGTGTCAGTTGAAAGCGTACCATCCAAAGAAAGCAGATTGAGGATGGCCCAACCAATCTGAGTGCGGCGACGGAAACGCAAAGGCAGATCAACACGACGATATGTTTGTTCATTCACAATCACCGGCACAAACAAAGACTTGCCAGGGATTTCCATCAGAGCCAATCCCTGATGTAGCAGGGTCTCTCTGTTCTGAGCAATCATAAGGCCAGTGCGCAGAAGTTTCGCGTTGCCTCTCGCATTCGGCCCATAGAAGCTGGCGAGCACTGAGATGATATCGTTGTCGATTGATGTTGAAGATCCATTTCCGGCAGCGACATGAACCATCGAGATGTTTGGTTCTGGATCTTCATCAACGACGCCGATTGCGCACCAATCAGTTGTCGCTTCAGGCATAACGACAGGAACAAGCTGCCATCGCGGGCGCACAAGGTTCCCCGCAAGCCCAACAACCCCAACGACCAAAGCCTGAAGCGCGCTATCAAGAGTGGCATCTTCAATTGGTAGTGTGGTTGTTGGGGCGAGAAAGCCGCCTGTCGAGCTATCAACCATAGATCAGAAGCGCACTGACTTGATGAGAGCCTCACCATAGATCGTGCCTGACCAAGGGTGAGGCGCACGAACAGTCGCGGCGCGTCGCCCAGGCAGCGACATCCTCGCGACAACATGCGGCGCAGAAAGGTCGCGCGCTCCCTTCTCCATGTGGTGCATAACAAACAGCATCTTCGCCGCGTTGTGCGATCGAGGATCGCCAACCCGCTCTGCTGGAAGAGCATGCTCAGCAACTTCGATCCAGTGCTGAATTTTTTCGCTGTCGAAGTTGGTTGAATGTGGATAGGCGTTGTGGATGTCTTCGATTGAGAGCATGTTTGGTTCCTATCTTAGGCGCCAGGGTTGATCTGGATGAGGTCGCAAGATGCTTGAATGAAACCGTAGTTGCTGAAATTTCTGATTGACGCGACAACGTATTTGTTGCCCTTCCACGTCACAATATCAGCAACTCTTTCCTCGGAATCACTCACCCTTCCTCCTGTCGAAAGAGGGAACTGGGTGAAAACATCTATGTAAGCGTTCACTCTTGTCCCATCATCGAGACGCCGCAAATCCTGCTTGCCTGGCGTCACAACGCCTGTAGCGTTGCTCGTTGTGGTTGACAATGATGTTTGAACGCCAGCGGATGTGATTGTGTTGTACTGGACCGTGACCTGAAATGTTTCGCTGAAGTCTGGATCAGTCACCAAAGATCCAACATTGATCCTCGGCATTACTTCTTCCCCTTATCAGCTACAACGTATGTGATTGATTGATAGAGAGAGCCAGTATCAATCAGCGGCGTGAAGTCGCCTGCGAGCCACTTCTCCATCATCTTACGCTTACGAGCAGGGGTTGCGTTCTTGTATGAAGTCTTCCGCCTCAGCCGACCCATCTTCGTCGCTTCTTTGATTGGCGGAGGAATGCCGTCTTTGATCCTTACCTGAACTGCTTCCTGAGCGATGAGGCCAAGCGCATCCATCTGCGACATAGCCTTAGTCAGGTTGCCTTCAAGAGCAAACTTTGCAGCAGCCTTCAATCGCTTGACCGATTGAGGCTGGATGCTCTTCACGCCAGGGATCAGGAAAGGGCGTGGAGGAATGTTCGCCTCAGGCGCACCAAACTCGTGAATGTATCCGAGTTCAGCGTTGTTGACTGATGGATTTGGATCATCAGGCGTTGGTTGGCGGTCTACGTTCGCCTTCGGAATACCAACAAGAACCTCTTTCGCAGTCAGCTTTCTAACAGCATCAACGAATAGGTTGACATTGTCCTTTGTGACCTTAACAGTCAAGGCCAAGTCCTGATGACGTTATAGACGTGAGGGCGATTTGGCTTCGCCGCATACACGCCGCCCATCGCCGCCGCAGTCAGAAGCGCCCACAGGCGCTGACCGTAGCTCGTGGCATTGTACGCTCTAGCCTTCGGATCAGCGAGGCCGGATGTATCATATGAGACACTCACAGGGCCAACTGACTTTGAAGAGATAGGCCCAAGAGTGCCACCAGGCAAGTCGCCTGCCTGCTGATCTTGCAAGTCTTGCTGCCCAAGGACGATGTTGTGCGCCATGAACAGATAAACTGCAAGATCAGCATTGGATCCAAGAGCGCCAAGCGCCAGAGATGCTTGAGCCTGAGTCAACCAAAAGGTCGCGCCGCCACCGTTGGTTGAAACCCAAGAATTGAACTCTGGGAATATGCTCGTGAATGTGGCGAGGTCAGCCATCAGTTCGACCAGCGGCCTTTGAATGACCAGACCTCACAATCAGTCGCAGTCGTGACCGCGTCGATTGTGAGAGCGACTGTGATTGTGTTGCTCTCATTGAGCGTGAGAGCAGAAGGCGCCTGGAGCGCATCGACAGCAGCGCCTGTCTGAGCCTCTGTCTGATAGGAGTTCTGGGTGTTCGATCCCTTGGCGCCTGTCTTTGTGATTGAAGCTCCAAGCTTCCATCCGCCGCCATTGGTTGTAACGGCGCCAGTTGAGGCGATGGTTGTACCACCAACCACCGCAGAGCCAATGTTCGCTGTCGTCGGATTGACAATCAGCTTGGCCGTCTTTGAATCAGCATTGGCGGCGAATGAGCCGAACGCGGTGATGTCGATGGTCCTTCCGGCAGCATCGAATGCGGCTGCAGGGATCGAAGCCACTGCCACGACATAGTCTGCGTTGATCCCTGCAGGCGGTGAGCCGCCAGCGAACACTTGGCTCCAGAGATTGCCTGAGCATTTGACTGAAGCTGCCTTCGGTCCAGCGCCGCCTGTCTGAACTGCGGTGTCTGAAGGAAGCTCGTTTGATGGGATGTCTCCCACGTTTGCGAAGATGTTGAAGGCCAATGTGGTGTCTCCTCAGGCCAGATCAGGCAGCCTTGATTTCAAGGCCGCCTTGATTGAACTCGGCAGGGATGCTGTTTGGATCGAGAGGCTCAAAGCCAGACAAATTCCGAGCATAGTTCTTTGTCTCGGAAATGGCATCAGCCGGCTTCTCGACAGCGAAGATCAGGCCTTTGGCGACAGGCTCATAATCCTCGTGAGCCTCCAACCAAGCCTTCCAGAAGTCGGCGTCCACTCCGTGAGTGAGGGCGAAACCATTTGACAATGGGCTGCCTGGTTCACCGAATGGACGCGCAATGCCCTTGATTGATACCGTCTTTGGAAGACGGTGGTAACGAGTCACTGTGATTTGACCCATCGGCGTTGCTTCCTGGTGATCTCTCTTCTCTTCAAGAGAGATCACCAGGGTCATCGGAAGTTTTGAAGCGACAGTGACTGTTCCACCCATGTTACACCCCCAGCATTTGAGCAATCGCAATCGGATAGCGGATGATTGCTCCCCAAGCACCGCTTGTCTTCTTCTGCTCCCATGAGGAAGCCTGACGAACCACCGGGTGGTCGCGCAGCTTCTCAGTGAAGGCGCAGTAGCCAGTCTTCGCGCCATCAAACTCGTCAGCAATCAGCTGAACGAGATTGCCACCAGCAGTCGCATAGCGCGCTGATGTCTTGGTGGTCATATTCGGATATGCCTTCTTGATCAGGTCATACACCGAATAACCAAACTGGTTGGTCGCGAGAAGCGCGCCTTCGCTCTGCGGAGCCATCGCGAGCGTCATGCGGGTTTTCGCGGTGATGATGCCCTTTGAGTTGATGAAGAGATTGGTGGCAAGCGTCTGGATGTCGTTGTAGATTTCCATCGCCTGCGCATTCGGAGCGCCAGTGGCTGTGTTCCATGTCACGCCGCCAGCGACCTTGGTTGATGGAGTGAGAGCGGCCGGCAGAGCCGGATCATTCAGCAGCCCGTAGTTCTGAAGACCACTCACGCCATTGTGATAGATGTAGTCCATGAACTTGTCAAGCGTCTTCGCGGCACTGACCTGCTTCTCCTGGATCCAGTTGAGACGAGCAGCACCGGCCATCGCCGCCTCGCGATCACCAACGCCGATCATTGTCTGGAAGTGGAAGCTCTGGCGCTGGGGGAAGGTGGCGTTGGCATCAGAACGGCCATTGACATTCCGATCACTGTACGCCGACACAGTGCCGGTGTTCTCAACCACCGGGAACATCGCGGTGGTTGTCGTCCAATCACCAGTCTTCTGCTCGCCAAGGATATCAGCGCCCTGGTTTGGAGCCTGAAGGACGCGGACCACTTCAGGGTCCACATACGTTGTCATCATCGCCGGAATGCCAGCACTGCCGACTGTGACGAGGCCTGGCTGAGCGTCCATAGCCTGAATAGCGGCAGCGCGATCCTCAGGCAACCAATCAGTTGCCATAAGATGGATGCCCCAATCAGACTCAAGGCGAGCAAAATCAGGGTTGCGATTTACTGTGAACATGTTCAATTCCTTGCTGTGGCTGAGGTGGATGGTTGACTATCAATCAAGCGACTTGTCGCTGATGATCACGAGTTCATTCTGCGCGCCGGTACCACCACCCCAACCAACGCAATAGAATTTGGTTTCGACATAGCCAGAGTGCGATCCGACCTGGCCTGTCGCATCAAACAACACGACACCAGTCGTGAGGTTGGCATAAGCCTTCATGCCGATTGCGGCAGCGCCAGAGCCGCTGTTGTTCACCCAGAAGTCGCCCGCATTGAAGAGCGGAACAGGGAAGCCCTGCGGGATGACGTTGCCTGTTTCAGACAGATACGTCGTGATGAGCGCATCACCCAACTCGCGAGCGACAAAGCCTGTAGGAACGCCAGTGCCGCCCTGAGAGAGGACTGAATCAGTTGAGGTGAGATCGCCCCAAGCGAATGTTCCAACAGCGACGCCGCCAGAGCCGGCAGTCCAACCACTGACGTTGCTTGTGACGGCATTGCGCGGGTTGGATGACGCGAAGTCACCGGCAACGGCAGGAGCCTGAGTGATATTGACTGAAGTGGGGAAAGGCATGTTTGTTTCTCCGAGAGAAGGATTGAGGTTGACTGATGATTACTTCATCAGCCGATTGGCATGAGGGAAGCGCTCATTGTAAGCCTTATTGGCCGAAGCGTCCATCGCCTGGTTGACGGGATTGACGCGCGGCGCGCTTTCCTTGGCGATCTTCGCGACAGCGGCGAAGGTTGTCTTGAGAGCTGCGACAGGAAGCTCATCAGTGCCGGCCACATTCAAAGCCTTCAGGCCAGCGCGATAGTATTCCTCAGCGCTGTCGAATGCCTGGAACTTGCCGAACGCCGATTCAACCAACTCACGCGCCGCGTCGCGCTCTTTGAAGCGAGCAATCACATGATCCTCAGCTGCCTTCGCAGCGGCCTCAGTTGACTTCTGAATCGCCGCGTCCATGGCCTTTTCCTTGCGCTTCTCTTCTTCTTCCTCAGCGTCCTTCGCGCGCTTGTCCTTGGCCTTCTTCTCTTCCTCTTCGCGCTTCTCTTCCTCTTCGGCGTCCTTCGCGCGCTTGTCCTTGGCCTTCTTCTCTTCCTCTTCGCGCTTGCGCTTGTCGTCGTCATTTTCCTCTTCATCCTCAGCCGGGTTCATGGCGTCGAATGCCGCGAGGAAGGCAGGAAGGCCATCGAGCGCCTTGCCAGAGGCGAGCTTGCCGTTGAGCTTCTCAGCGATTGCGCCAGCAATGGTTGGCCGAGAAGAGACGAAGTTTGAGTGATTGATGCCTGTGAACGCACTCGTCAGATCAAGCAGCGAATCACCGGCGAGCAGTGGCTTGACATAACCAATCACCGCGCCGTGAACGAGATTGGCCTTGCGAGAAAGAACAATTGCAGACATATTCATCTCCATTTGGGGAGGGCAGTTGCCTTCCTTTGGTTGATGGTCGCCGATTATCACATCAGGCCCAGCGCGGCCCTCCGCCACAAGGGCAAGGTGGTTGCCCTCGATCTCAGTCATGCGAGCGTCATATGGCTCGCCTTCAAACACGCCAGGCTCCCACACAGGAACATAGCGGTATCCACAAGACAGCGCGCGGCGCGCGCCGCTCTCAATCCCATCAATCGCCTCGCGAGGCCAGATTGAGAGAGATGCCTTCAGAAATGGCGTCTCAAATCTGACGTCATTTCCTATGGAACCAACAACCTTGTTGAATGGATGAGCGTCAGCGTCTGCTGGTGTATGAGTGATGAGGATCGGCTTGCCGGCGAAGGATGGCGCAGCCTTCTCCAACTCATTCGGATCGCGGAACAGCTTGTACAGCCTGTCTGGCTCTAGGCCGCGCGCCGCTCCGCCAGGGATTTCGCGCCCATAGTAACCATTGACCGCAGCGCGGCTGATGTTTGCTGTCTCAATGTGAAGGTGGCCATCTGTATCAAATGACCGAACAGACACATCAAGCGCGATGCTGTCCATCGCATCTGTTTGATTGTCCATCGCCTTCTTCATGTGCTCATCCAAAACAGCTTTCACTGATGGGTGCATCGGCGAAGGCAGATCATCAGGTGAGAACCAACCAAAGTCATCGTGCTCTTCATTCAACTCTGGTTGGAACTTGTCTGATACACGAGCACGGAATGTGTGATACTGAATGCCTGTCGGCGACACTCGCCTCGACAAAGGCTCAAGGCTGCCTGTGGGGTTGTATCCTGTTTCCTCGCGCGTCTCGCGCCGCGCCGTCTCTTCTGGTGACTCACCATCGTCGCTTCCTCCGCCAGGAAGTGACCAATGTTTGGCGTAATTCTTCTCTTTGGTTGAACGCTTCAGAAGCAGAACTTCACCATCATCATTCTGAAAGACGATGCCGGCCGCTGTCTTTGGTTCCTTGTAAGCGTCGCCGCGCGCGTGAGCGAAGGCGATAGCCTCAGCCTGCTTCTGCGGGTGGCCAGCGCGAATCAACTCAGCGATGTTCGCTGATATGGCTTCATGAGATGAGCCGCTCTTCAGAGGCATCAATCAATCTCTGGAATGATTGGGCGAGCGATGCATCGGCAGTTCCATATCTGGCCTGGGTTTGCGCGGTGGTCAGGCGGATCACAAACAGGCGGATCGGCAAACGCAAACACCTTGCCATTGAGCTTCTTGTGCGATGGACGAACATTGCTGTCGCCAGCCGTTGTCCAAATATAGTGAGTAGCACCAACGCTTTCTGCTCTCACTTGAGTGAGCATCGACGCTGTGCGAGCGACTTCTGTGCGAGCAATCAAAGTCGCTCGCGACTTCGTTACATGGCCTGTGCGCATGATGTCATCGACATACGCAGCCGGCCGCAGACCTTCGCTGATCCCCTTGAGAGTAACAGCCCGCACTCGCTCAGCGGCCTTTCGCGGGATGCTGGTGATGAGCGATGTTTGCTCATCAAGCAACTCACGCATCACTCTCCCAACAGGAGCATCTTCAATCTCGCGACGAAGATTGCGACCAATCTTCTCACCAGTCTCGCGCCACGCTTGGCGATCACGAGAGTTCACCTCAGCAATCATCCGCTGAGAGACTGCCTTTGCCCATGGATCAATCAACTGAGCGTACTGCTCAAGCTGCATTTCGATCTGCTCTGTGACGCCTGGTTGAGATGGATCGAAGGCTGAGATCAGATCGCTGACATGCTGAGCGATCTTCCTCAACTGTCGAGCGTATCTGTGCTCAGTCGCCTTCGCCCTCTTCCAGGCATTGCCCGCAGGCGTCTTGATATTCCGATCAAATGCTAGGTCAAGGCGAGCGAGCGCGCTCAAGCCTCAGCCCTCACTCCCTTTGTGGTTGATGGCGCTGCTGAGCGCTCTTCGCCGACCATCTTTGTATCATCCTCAGAACCATCTTCCTCACCAGGCATAGGAGGCTCAAGCGCAGCCTTCTTGATGTCCTCTTCAGTGATGGTTGTTCCGAAGCCGGTGCTGACTGAATAGGCTTTGATCTCGCGAAGCGCCGAAGCGGCGTCGATGATCCCGTCACCAAACAAAGACGAAATCGCGGCCGAGATTGATTGGGTGACTTGAGCCTTCTCAACTTCAGTCATCGGATATTCGACGTCAGCGCCTTCCTTGATTGATGAATAAGGGCCAGTGTGGTCGCGCGAGATGCGCTCACGCTCTTCCTGAGAGGAAATGGCCTTGGACCGCACAAGGACTTCGCCTGTCTCTGCATCGATCTTCCTGAGCTCAGCCTTCTCAAGCTCAGTCATCTCAGACAGAGGCACGAAGCTAAACCTGATTGATGGATCCGCATCACCAAACTTTGATAGCTGGATGAAGCGGATTACCCTCTCAAGGTTGGGCCGCAGGAAGGCTTCCTGAAACGCAAGCACTCTGTCTTCCCAGCACTCCATCTCCGTTTCGCCTGAGGCATTGAGTCCTGATGGCGAAATACCAGTGAGCTTGACGAGTGGGATTTGAGAGATGGAAGCCATCTGCTCTTGAGCCTTCGCCTCGATCCCTTCCAGACCAGCGATTGGCGCGGAAACGCTGAGGAAATCCTCCAAGTCTTTATCAATCGCCAGCACACCAACATTGGTCCTGGTTGTATTGAAGACGCGAAGACGATTGGCCAAGCTATCACCATTGCCGCTTGCCAGCACATCTCTCATGCCAGTCTTCAGCACGAAGGTGGTGAATGCTTTGATGATGTTCGTGACTGCTTGTCTGGTGTCCAACCAATTATCAACGTATGGCCGAGACATCTGCGTCAGGCTCAGGCCGGCGAATGCGTATGCTGCCTTGAGGATGTCTGGAACCTCGCGAGCGACGAACGTCAGAAGGCGAGTGCCGTGAACCGGAACACCAAGAGCGAACCACGACTGTGGCTTGTAGAAGTCCGCTGCGAGGACATTGGTTGAATTGTATGATTGAGGATAGCACCAAACAGGCTCAACCAATCGAACATCGAGTTGCGAGCCTTTCGTCACCTTCCTCTTTGATAGGTCTGATGTGCCATCGCCTATACTGCTTGATAGCTCTGTACCATCATCATCACCCAAGAAGACGAACCAATGAGCGCGGCCGAACAAACAATCATGCTCGATAGCCTTTCTGCTCTTGTTCTTGAGATCAATGCGGATGATCTCAGCCTCAATCTCCTTGATCCGTGTCGCGCGGTCATCGCCATCAGCGACTTCAAATTTGATCCAGTTCCTGGTTGCTTCAGTGGCCAATGTCTCAGCCATCAGCCGATATTCGCCGCGCTGAGCGAGGATCGACAGGAGCGGGAAACCAAGGAACTGCTGGCCTTCCTCTGCTCCAGCCCAAGCAGCGAATGCCCATGTATTGAATGATGACGATGTTGTAACATCGTCCATCGCCATGCTCTTGGAACCGGACGGAATCACACCAGGCAGCGGCTGAGCAGGCTTGAACCATTGTGGAGTTGGTTGAGGCTTTACTTGATTGATTGTTCGTACAGCAGCATCAGACACGTGAACATCAAGCTTGATTGGTTGGGCAGCTGTCTGCTGATCAACCACCAACCTCAACTTGCTCTTGCTCTTGTGCTTCCGGCGAGCGCTCATCTACCATACATTCCGAACATCTCCAACCTTCGCACAGCCTCATCACTCACACGCACATTGTAGACTGAGGATGATAGACGCTCAAATGCCGCTGCTGCTGCATCAACCTGATCGTCATGCTTGCCTGATGGGAATGTCTCCAGCTCAGACAAGAAAGCCTCATTCCAATGGCCAGCAACCAGCTTGACATTCCTCGCTTCGCACTGGGCCGCGAACGGCATCGCACGAACCTCTTTGGAGCCTGTCTCTCTGATCGTGTGCACAACGTAACCTGCTAGGTCGCGAACCATCCCTTCAGCCTGATCCTTGCCGGCTTGGCCTGGATCTTGGGGAAGCCTTATCTGGACGCGCCTTCCGTCTTGCTCAGCGTATGATTGAATGGAGCGGCGAACATCGAGCGCGGAGCCCCGGAACCTCTCAACATGCTCAATGTAGTAAACGCCATGGCGATCACGCGCCATCTTGACTCCAGCAGTCCAATCACCGCCGCCAGCGGTAGCAGCCAAGTCCCACGCCCTAGCACGATCCGCGTCAGCAGGCGCAGCTGGTACAATGTCAAACCAACCACGCTTGAACATCGCGCCATCGCGCGAGACTGGGTGCTGCTGATACAAAGCCGACCAGGCATGACTGCCAAGCGTCGATTCAATCTGCTTCAGAGCATCAAGGTCATAGCGCTCTGGGTGGAGCGCTTCGCCTTCCAGCCGGTACAGCTCATCCTCTTCGGCGATTGCGGGATAACTTACAATGTCCCACTTGTCGCCGCCTGATGATTGGGCTTCAATCAAACGACCAGCCAAGTCATCAGTGTGCCAACGAGTCATGATCAGTAGGATGCCAGCACCCGGCGCTTGACGGGAATAGAAGGTGGTCCTGTACCAATCCCAAATTGACTCGCGGATGACTTCACTCTGTGCTTCGGCTGCGTCCTTTATTGGATCGTCAACAATCAAGATATGGCCGCCCATGCCGGTGATACCACCACCAACGCCAGCACTTCTGTACGATCCGCGATGGTTGACAATCTCAAACAGATCGCCGCGCCGCGCCCATCGACTAACAGCACCAGGCTTCGCAAGTGTCGTCTCAGGAAAGATGCGCCTGTACTCATCTGAGTCGATTGTTCGCTGTATGTCGCGATTGATTGAATCAGCGAGAGCAGCGCTGTAGCTGGTTGATATGATGGTAGTGTCTGGCGACTTGCCAAGGACGAATGCAGGGAACTTCCTTGATACAATCTCAGTCTTGCCATGCCGAGGCGGGGCGAAGAGCATCATGCGCGGCCTTTCGCCGCGCAATACAGCTTCATAGAAGCGATCAAGCCTCTGGCATATGTCGATGTTGAACCAACCAAACTTGTATCCAGGCAGCGTTGCCTGAATGAATGCCTCAAGTGATGAGGCTGCTCTTGCGTTGGTTGCTATCTCTCTTCCCTGCTGGCGAGTGACGAAGCGCTTGTTGCGCTCTTCGATGATAAGGTCAAGAGATGGGAGCCCAACACCGAAGTCCATCAATCAACTCTCAATCTTCGCCATCATCATCCAGTACACCATCAATGATTGGTGCTGAAAGAGCGGCTGTGTTTGTGGCGGCCGCATCACGCAAGATTGTCTCAAGCCTCAGCAGATCGGCATCAGACAACTTCGTCAAATCATAGTTGCCGATGAATCCCTTGTGCTGGACCTGCGCCAGCTTCGGATGAACGTAAGGCGCGGCGGCCTTCGCCGCTTCCATCCTTACAGTTGCTGGGTTCTTTGAATCACGCAGAGTGCGCAGCATGTATTCGAGCGGAGTCAACCCTGAAGCGTTGATTGCCTCTTCGCGCTCGATATTGACTGGGGTCGAACCCTTTGGCCTGCCGGCACCAGGACGCGCACCACCAGCCATTTAATCTGAATCCCCAATTTGATTAGCATTCAGCAAGGCTTCGCCTTTGAGGCTCGCAAGCCTCAGTCGCACCGGCCATCATCTTCAACCAAGGATCGAAGACCAACCAGGATCGCGCGACGAGACGCCCCAACGAAAACGAAACCGCCTTCCCCTATACACGTTAACTCCAAAATTCCGCCCTCGTAAATAGGGTTTCGTGCCTACCCCCTATATTTTCTTTAGTAGGTGGTGTGGGAACTTCAGCTTGATTGATCTACCAAACAAAGTCGTTTCAACATACCCACCTTTCAACACCTTCACCTTGTAGTTGGTGAATGGCCCAGCAACTATTCGAGCAATTTCCCCAACAGCAAACGAATCGCCCACAGCAGTTGTATCAACCATCATAGTGATAGGTTGTTTGATTCTCTCAGCCTCTATGGCAGTCAACCAAAACGGCACTCCATCCTCACCCAATATCTCATGAACGTGCTTACACTCCATGATATCATACCAATGCATATCACCCCAAGTCTCAAACCCAACAAACAGATACCTCCCAAACAAGGACCGTCTCACATCAGCAAACTTCTTCGCATTGCGCGCCTTTATGCGCTGTGTGTAAGTCGGAACCACAACATCAACAGTATTCCATGAAACAAGATCACGGAATGTCTCTCTCAACTCATCCTCGCACTTGAACTCCTCATTTCCCTTGCTTACAACCACCAGGTATCTCATCTTCAGCCTCCATCTAATTTCGAGATACGCCCCAAGATCGCCCCAAGGATCGGGGCGCGACTTTTACCCTTACTTTCCTAAACTCTCCTTCTTCTCTTCTCTTTTCTTAATTTTACCCCTCTAGTAAGAATTAATGAAAAATCCGCGCTCCGATCCTCGCGTACTGGGTTAACTCTTATAAGCTATCCCCTTGGTTGGAATAAGGAATCACCCAAATTTCCTTTTTTTTCATACGTTTCTGAATTCCCGAACGCCATTCATCGGTGATAGTTTCTTCCTCGTTGGTCTTCTATCAAACATCTCCTAATTAATCGCTGGAGCGCTTTCTATTCAGCGCCGTCTTACAACCATCGTGTTCTTTCTCTTCCTATCAACCCAACCAACTGCCCTCTCATTCGCCTTCCTCTTCTTCAACTTCGTGTGGTGGTCGCAGTAAGCACCGTCACTCGTCATCCGCCGCCCGTTTTTCGCCAGCACAGGAACCACACGCCGCCCGCAATATTTCCTCTCATCAGCAGTCACAACGCTGCTATCCCACATCGGCCACGGGCACTTATCAATCGTCAAATCAAGCAGCGTCACCCCACCGCCATCATTCAACCAACATTCCATCCAATTCGCAATCTCAGCACCGCTCAGTTGCCCATCATCCACACGATCAGCCTTACTGCCAGCACAACCAACACCACTAGCACTGCCGCTTTCACCATCTTTCACTCTCCTACGCCTACCCCCAGCAACACCAACAACACCAGCCACCGCTCGCGCCGCGCGTTCATCCGCGCGTCGTTTCTTCATTTTCTCCGCATGGCGTATTCTCAGCTGTTTCCTTTGTTCCTTCTGTCTTGCGATCCTTTGTTCATCTGTCTCGCCAACAATCTTCGGCTTCCTCTCATTGCTCACTGGAACTTTCAGCAATGGTAGGTATTCAGCAGGCAATCTTGTCAGCTTGCTGATAACGCCGTTCCTTGATACATCACCAAGCTCATTAGCAATCTGGTGAAGAGTCAAGCCTGAGTTTCGCAGTTCAATCATCTTCATTATTCTATCATGCGTCCACAGAGGCTTCACGCCACCACTCAAGTCTTCGCCTTCATCGCTCATCGTCAGACCTCAACCAATCAAGTCCCACTCTTCCATCAACTGATCCCAGATACTATCCAGCATTCGCCTCTTCCACTTTCTATCACTCACACGAGAAACATATTTGCTGAGAAGTGATATGCTGGCGATAATCAAAACCAGGCCACTGACACCCCTCGGATCGCCACGGAACTGTTCAGTGACTGCCTCATTGAAGCGGACAGCCAACTCAACAGATGCCTTCTCTATTTCTTCATTGTTAGTCCACTTCATCTCGCCCATCTTATCCTCCAATCAATCACTTCTGATACACACCGACAATCCCCTTGCCATTACAACCACGGCACTTCTCGCCTTTGTTGTTTGTTCCTTTGCCATCGCAATACCCGCATTGATGCTTAATCAGCTCAGGAAGGCCAGTCAGCTTCTGTAACTCAAGCACCTTGTTGGCTATCTCATCGTGCTTCGCCGCCCACATCTTCGCCGCGCCATCAGCCAGCTTCAGCTCAGCCTTCGCCTTCTCCTGCGCTTGATCCAACTTGACCTTCGCCTCAGTCAACTCTGTGGCCTGGCGATTGATGACTGCCTTGTATTCCTTGTTCAGCTTTTCTAGCGCTTCATTTTCTGCTTGAAGATCGGCGAAATCATCATTCATGTTTGTTATTGCTGTGTCTCGCTCAACATATGCATCAGACAACTTACCCTGGAGCAATTTGTTCTCAGCCTGGAGATCACGCAAGTCATTTTCCTTATCAGCCAGCTTCGTTTCAATCAATTTGATCGAATTACGCAGACCAGCCAAGTTGCTTTCCTTGTCAGCCAGCTGCGCTTTGAGTGAAACAATCTCATCAAAGAACGCAGTCAGATCTGCCTTCTTCTCTTTGATGACAAACTCGCATGCCTTGTGTGCTGTATTGAGATCATCGCGCTCAAGCTCAGCATCAACCAGCTTCTTTTCCAACTCATCAATCCTAATGTTGGCAGCGAGAAGATCATAAGTCCACTTGATTTTGCCTTTGATTCCCTCACTATCAATCAAATTCACATTGTGCTGTGCGTTCAGCATCTCAGCAAAATAATCAAGCACATTTGCTCTTGCCTGCTCAGCATAGCGGAAGTCGCCCAGCTTCAACTTCATGCCGATATCACATGGACTGTAGAAAACAACCTTACTGTTGTCATGTCCATCAAGCCTGAACAAGGCGAAAGGCTTAAGCACATTCACCAACTCACTCAGAAGCACATTCGCTCTTTCAAGCCTTAGATTGGTGTGGCGAAGGACCGCATCTTGTTTCACATCAACATAATCATGCTTGGTTGTGAGGTGGACGCCCAAGCCATTCTCGTCACTGGTTCGGTTGAACTTGTTCACGACGGCAATCGCCAAATCAATGCCAGCGCTCATCGCCGCAAGATCGGCGCATATCACAACGTCTGCTAGCTCTTCAGCGAGTTGGCGGGCGGTGGCCTTCGATCCGCGAAGGCCGATCCTCTCCCTTTCAAGCTTCTTGATGATGTTACAGGCTTCGCCTGTCTCCCCAGCCAACTCATTGCCTCGAAACGAGAGAGTGATCTTCTTGTTGGGGTCCCACTCATAGTCTCGCGCGATGTTGGCAGCCCTGAGATCATCAAACATCTTCATCGTCTTCCCCTTCATCCATGTCTGTTTATATCTGAACTTTGACTTAATCATGGTTGTTTCATCAGAACTTCTTTCCCCCAGGAGCCAAGCGCGCTTCATGGGAATGATCCTTGCGGGTTGCGTTGAACTTCATCTTCTCCGCATATGCTCCGTCCAGATCATATCCGAATGCGCCAGCATAATCGAAGATGCGGATAAGCGCATCAACCAACTCCACCTCAGCCATCCTCCTGTGAGGCAGCTTATCATCCATGTTGTCTTTGCGCTCGCCTTCCATTGCTTCAGCCAACTCTGAAACAATCAGCATCAACAGCTCACCCTTGTTGCGCTCGATCCTTTGGTTGGTATTCGGATCACGCCACCACTTGTCATTCGCAGCGTGGCAGTCCTTTGCGTAGTCATTCAGGTACATCTCACCCTCCCTTCTTCGTCAACTCAAGTTCCCAATCATTAGAGATGTCCAGTGCGAGTGTGAAGAAGAAAAATCCCACCCCACAACCAAACACAGCGATGCCGAAGCAAGCCGCGATCTTCGCTATGTCAAGAAAGAGCCACATCTCATCATCCCTTCACTTCTCTCATCGCCTTGCTGACTTCTGATAGGTCATCAGCTGCCTTCCTCAGAACCTCAGACCATCTCTCAGCATCTTCCACACGCGCTCGCCTCAGCACGATAGCAATGCACAGCGCCCCCATCACAGACGATACGCGAGTGTGAATGTCGTTGAGAGCCTGGCCTATGTTCATCGCCGCAGTTCACCCTTCCAGTTGTGGCTCGTGTTTCTTATCACTCTCAAGCGCTCGCCTTCGTATCTGGAGCGATCAATCGGCACCAAGCGATGGCTCGGCACCGGCTTGCTCATCTTCCTCTTCTTCACCTTCACCACATGCTTGATGATTGGTCCACCATACTTGATGAACCGCCAGCGCTTCATGCTCCACTCGCAGCGAGGGCGAGCGATTTCAATTATTCTCTCATTGGACGTGTTCATTCTCATTCTCATTCTCATCGGTTAACTGTTGCGTGGCTTGCCTGTTTCGTATTGGATTGGATCGTGACTGTTTGAATCCCATCTTGGATCCCAACCAGCGCCAGCATTGGCTTTGCTTGGCTCCCAGATGGCTTTCTTCTGCTCTTTCGTCAGCTTTTTGCGCTTGCGCTTTCCTGTTTGTTTGGTCATGGCTTCCTCAATCGCGCAAGTTAACTCTGATGAAGTGGAGCATTATTTCTTTTGAACTCACGCGCATCATTCCGATCGGTCCACAGTTCACGACATTAATGCCGCTACCAATCATCAGGACGTTTGTCCCAATCACACCAACCAACACGAATGAAGCGATGCCATTCTCGTGTAGGTCGCGGATGATGCGACGCTGGCGCGCAATTTCGATCTTGATGTTGCCTGTCTTCACCTGAAAGATGCCACGCTTCAGTTCAATCGGCACCAGCACACCATCGACAGCCAGCAATCGATCAGGGAACCCATACGTCGCACCAGTCTTGGGCTCAACCTTGTAGTGACCCTTCCCCAACTTCCAGTTGGAATTCATCCAATCACCAACGTCGCTCTCAGTGCGGAATACCTTGGTTGATTTCTCCCTCATAGCACCCTCCTACATCTCTGGAGTGATGATGTCCGTTACCTTGATCACATGCTCGCGAATCACATTCAGCCGGCTTCGCTTCTCATTCTCATCCTCAATGCGCATTACGAGATCAAAAAGAAGATCATTCATGATCACGTAGTGCATCATACCGTGGATCTTGACTCGCTCTGGGAACACCTTCAGGCCAACTTCAACCATCGTCTTTCGCAACTCATAATCCGAGTCAAACACACGGCCTTGAACTTGGTTCCTAACCCATGCAATAACCTCTTTCATCAAGAGCGCTACAGGCTTCTCTTCATTCACCACAGCTTCAGCGAGGCCGGCGACTTCGCGCTGGGCTTCGGAGCGGCTTCCATCAATCAGTTCCTCTTTCCTCCGCGTCATAGGCGCGCGTTCGGCGCTGCGCACATAGTTCCCATATTCATCAGCCCAGCGCTTGATGATCGACAACCCGCCACGCTCCAACCACGCTCGCAAATAGACAAACTTCTCCTGCGGCCAAGGCACCTCAGTGATCTCAGGATAGAACCATCTCCGGTCATCATTCTCCATCTTCAGCGCGCGCATCGAGTTGGAGCTAGCAATCACATGGCACCAGTTCTCAATCAAGTATGGCCTGATATACTTCTGGTTGACGGTGATCTCGCGGTCTGTGATGACTGATTTGAGAGAGTGATAAGCCTTCCAGCTTGAGCCTGAGTATATCTCACCAATCACCACGAGACGTTTGTTTGACATCCAGTCATTGAATGCCCCAAGGATGTCTGATTCGCTTGGGAAGCCGACATTGTGATATCCGACCAGCGGCGCGAGGATGTTTGCGCCTAGGGTTGTCTTACCAATTCCTTGGTGCTCGCTGACGAGCAGCAACCCATACCCCATGCGTATATCCGGCCGCGCTATGAGCGTCGCACACCACCGCTCAATCTCTTTGCGCTCGCCTTCACGCGGAAACATATAGCGCAGAAACTCAATCCAAGGCTCAATGTCGCCAGAGGCCGCGCGTATCACACTCGGCACATGAAGGTTGATGGCGCTGGTATCTTTGTGTGTTACAACCAGACCCTTTTCATCAGGCCTGTAGCATAGCTTTGGCGAGCGGCCATGGTAGCTCTTGACGATGAGGCGCCCTGTGTCGAATGTATGAGAGAATGCGGCGACCATCTTGTTGAGGATTGGCTCGGCGCGGACGATGGTTGGCATCTCCTTACAAACGAACACATCCGCCTCTTCCACATACGCCCACATGTTTGAAAATGAGTCACGCAAGATCGGTGTCGGCTTGCCTCTTTGGTTTGGGATGAGGTTTGTTGCCCATGTGGCCGGATGAAGGCAATCGCGGAAGGCTGGGCCGGTGTAATAGCGGTGGCCGTCCATGCTTGAGAACATCTTCTCTGGGAACTCATCAGCCAGATCGAAGCTAACAGGAAACTCATCAGTGAACTGAATGGTGAACGTCGGGATTTGAAGCTGTTGGGCGATGGCTGGAACTGCCTTGACACCTGGTGGATCGTTGTCTGCTACGATGTAGACACGCTTGATGCCTGACTTTGCCAGCATCGACCAGTCCGTGCGATAGGGCGAGAGTGCGCCGCCTATCCATCCGACATGGACCGCGCCGCTCAACTCAATCCCCCAAGGATGAGCCTTCATCCTCTCTCTGTCGTTGGGCGTCGCCTCTTCAATCATAGTCTGCATCGAACGAGCGGCCTTCGCCCCTTCATGAACAAAGACGGTTGTGCTTGAATTGAGCTTGTTGGCATTGAAGAGCGGCAACTTCCCTTCAGGTTCAGCTGCCCTCCACTCATCGTCGCTCCAATAGGTCCACGGCACATATCGCTTTCCGTCCTTTATCTGGATGCGGACCTGGACCATCACAATCATATTTTCTTCGTCGCGAAACTCATAGATGTCTTCTGGTGAAGCGTTCTTTATCATGTCTGGAACATCAATCAGCGAGAACAGACGCTTGGGTTCCGGCCACGTCACACCGGCAAATTCCGACTTGATCAGGGCTGCTTCCTGATCAGTTGGGCTGTTGGATTGGTTTTCGGCTGTTACAGTTCCGTCCTTGGCGAAGTGGATCTTCTCGATGTCTTTCCAGTATTTGCCGGACTGCTCGCGAATGATCGCACTTCGTAATCCCCTAGGCTCAGCGCCGATCCGCGATAGGTAGGCGGCGACTGTTGGAAGGTCATTGAGGCTGCTTATCTTCTGTCTCATACGTTTTCGCCCTTTTCCCGATAGCCTCGCGCCGCCCTAGCGCGGGCCGCCTACGCCCCAAGATTTCCGCCGCTAGGGTAGTACCGGCCGCCCCGATAATCGCCGCCGCTCGCGCGCGCTTCTAGGGCGTTCGCGCGTCGCGAAAGGGAGGGAGGCTAGGTCCATATCCGGCCGATTATCCCTTGCTTCTGGAATTCAGCTTCTAGTTGTTCCGGCGAAAGAGTGGGATGCCTTATCGCCGCTCGACCAACCCAGCCTGGCGCTTCATCGCTCGGATAAAGACAATACCCATTAATCAAAGCATAAACAGACACCCATACTTGGTGCGTAACGTCATACATCAGATGAAGCATCACCATCTCCTATCAAGCGTTGTCCATATCGCCTATGTAGCGGATCGAAGAGACATTGAAAGCGCGAAAGGTTGACCCTGGGAATAGCTGAACCGTCCCTTTCATCGCATACAGCGCCTTCCCCGGCCGGCCACGGTCCACAATCTCTCTTCCAATCCTGTCGAAGTCAAAGCGACTGACCTTTCCGAAGACGGTATCTGTATCATCAGTCAATCGAAGATTGAGATAAGCTGTCTGGCCTTTCACCTCATATCCTCGTTTCGCCACCAGAACTGCCTCATTCTCATCGCGAGGCTGGATGCGGGTTGGTGTGCAGTATATGAGATATGTCTTCTTTTTCAGTTCAGGCACGATGTTCTTGATGATCGTTGGTGGAGTGAAGATATTGCGCTCAGCCGGATCAGGCATGATCTTGTTGATTGCGGCTTCGATTGGGAAGAGAGCATCAATGTCCGTCTTCGGATTGGAGAGAAGCTTCGCCGCTCGATCAGGGATTGCTTCGCCACGACGGCGCGCGCCTATAATCGCGCTCACCATCTTTGGGCCGATGCCCTTGACGTTGCTTAGCGGACCAACCAGAACACGCTGCCCGTTCTTGGAACCAACCTTCCACCTGTCTTCTGATATTGTGGCGTCAACAGGGATGTAATCAAATCCTTCAAGCGCCATCTCACGAAGCATCATAATCTGCTTCATGGGATCATCTTCATGGCTGAGCGTCGCAGCGGCGAACTCAAACGGATAGTGCGCCTTCAACCAGCAACATTGATATGAGATGTAACCATAAGCGACTGCGTGGCTCTTATTGAAGCTATTGTGAACGACGAAATCTTCTGCGAGGAAGTTGTTGTTTGGGCAAGGCATTGAAATATCATATGTGTCTTCAACCAACGGATTGCTTATTGACACTACTTGAGCAAATTCAATGCCACGGCCTTTGTCATATGGCTTCGGATTTTGGCCAAACAAATCTCTATGGAGCTTCTTGTGGCACTTTCGACAAACTGCTTGAAGGTTGTGTAGGTTGTGATCCCTGTGATTCCCATCTATGTGGTGTATTTCTTCTGTCGGCCAAGAGCCGCATTCTGTACATATTGGGCTCGCTTCCTTGACTCTCTTCCTTGTTCCTCTCACTCCGTTAAAAAATGCCTTTCCTTCCAATTCCTCACGACGCCAGTTATGCCTCCCACTTCCTGTTCCTGTTTTAGCTTTTCTTGATGTTATCTGCCTATCTCCAATAACAGCTACATCATCACCAACCTTGATATCTCTCAGGCTTCTATATTCGCCATCAATGCATAGAAACCTGTGATCCAGGGTTGCGCGAATTGAATTGCCATTGGAAGCCTCAACCAACCAAGTTTCCTTCCTGCCAGAATACACAACATCAACTGTCTCGGCAGGCTTCAGACCTCTCCCATCCCAGCACAATATCCTTTGCCTTTTGGTTGTGGGTTGAGTTCTGAATGGGGAAAAGCCTTTTGCTTCATACAACTGTTTGATTGTGAAAAATTCTTCCTTGCTGTGCTGGTTGGTAAATAGATTTCGCAATCTTGTTTGACCGGAAAGGCACCAAGACCCATAAGCGCAAAGATCATCCCACACCTTCTCTGCTTTTTCGGGATCGACACCCTTGGCGATGGCGCCGGCCTTCCATGGATCGCCGAACTGGTCGAAATACTCTTTGCCGAGGCTCTTGCTCATTGCCTTTCGCAGGGCAGTGACCTGCGACCAATCAAGGTCGCCAACCTTCCTACCAATCTCCATCACCTGCTCTTGGTACAATACGATGCCGAGAGTGTCTTGAAGATGAGGCTTGAAGACTGGATGGGCGTAGGTTATGGGGTTCATGCCGTTGCGGCGCTTAACCCACTCCATCGCTCCGCCAGACGCCAGCGGGCCAGGACGCGCGAGGGCAGTGATTGATACGATGTCATCAAAGCGATCAATCTTGAACTGAGTTGAGATTGATTGAAGCGCTTGCCCATTGAACTGAAATATGCCTGAGAACTTCTGCTGGTTGAGAACGTCGAAAGCCTCTTGATCATCGAGCGGAATATGCTCAAGCGTATTCTGCGGAAGGCTGGCCATCTCCAGCGTATCTTCAAACACCGAAAGCTGCTTGAGGCCGAGGGCATCAATCTTCAGAAGGTTCAAATCCTCTGCGTCTTTCTTATCGCACATGGTTGATCCTGTGCGAAGATCGAGAGCGACGAATTCAGATACTGGTTTGTCTGATATGATGATGCCTGCTGCGTGCTGACTGCTGTGCCTTGGGTGGCCTTCCATGTGAATGATGTTGATGATCTCTGGATGATCTTCTAGTAGCTTCTTACCAGCAGCCAACTCTTTGAGTGAATCCTCCAGGGTATTGAGCGCGCGAGCGTCGCCTGAGCTTCTCTCAATCATAGTATCAGAGAGGTTGTCGCACTTCCACTTCGGAATATTGAGTGCGCCGGATGCTTCTTGGAGCGCCGACTTCGGCTTGAACATCGCGACTGTGCCTAGACGCGCAACGTGCTCCGCCCCGTACTTCTTTGTCACATAGTCAAACACCAGATGGCGACGAACATCGCTGAAGTCGATGTCGATATCAGGCAAGTCATTTCGATTGATGTCGATGAAGCGCTCAAATATCAGTCCGTGCGGTATCGGATCAACCAGAGTTATGCCAAGAAGGTAGCACACTAGGCTGCCGCAGCTGGAGCCGCGCGCCGGCCCAACCAGCATGTTCTTGCGAGCGAAACAGCAGATGTCTGAGACGATGTAGAAGTAATCCTCAAACTTCTTCTCATAGATGAGCTTGATCTCACGGTCCAGACGCTCTTTGTACACAGGGTCAGTCAGGTCAACCTTAAGCTCAGCTGCCCCATCGACGCACATATCATACAGCGGCTTTGGGTGTTCCGGCTTCAGGAGGTTCCCTGTAACGAGGGCTGCTGTCGATCCATCTATGACCGATCTAGCATTCGCAATCGCCTGATCGATGATTGATTTGTCACTGACGATGAACTCGATGGACCTTCGCCACTCGCTTTCATCGAGAATGTGCTGAGGATATGACTGACGCTCAGCGTTGCGGCCGCAGATAATCTCCCACAACCCCTTGCCCTCTGGGTTGGTGTAGCGATTATCACCGGCCATGATTGGAGGGATGCCTGATGAGATGAGCTTGTTGGCGTAGCCTTTCGCCACAGCCGGCCCAAGCGCCCAGAACAGGCCATCTCGATTATCGACAGGAAGGCGATTGATGATTGATCGGTGGCCGATGATCTTGAAAGCATCGACGGCCAGCGCCTGCTCATAGTTCAAGAGCGGCTGATAACGGAACTGATTGGTGGCTGTCGAGATAAGCTCATTGATTGGTTGGACTGAATCCTTGGCGATGAACGTCCAGTAATCAACAGATGGCTTCTTGGCGTTGATTGAATCTGAGACCGCAAGCTCAACGCCGAAGATCGGCTTAAGGCCAGCTTTCTTCGCGCTCTTGTTCCACCGGACCCATCCGAAGGTGGACCCACGGTCTGTGATTGGCGCATGCGACCAACCAATCGCTTTGATCTTATTTATCACATCATCCAGATGACCAGATGCTGTTCGGAATGAGTATCCTGTCCTTATCCTGATCATCAACCTGCCTCGCTTATATCAACTGAAACGACAGTCATCTTGTAGCATTCCCGTTTTCGCTTCTCACTCTGGTAGCTGCGTCATGTTAAGCCATGATAGGGCATGACTCAGATCGTATTCAGTTGCCTTCTCTTTGCTTGTGAAGCAAATATCCGGTTTCATGTTTGATCTGTATCCAGAATATATGAATTGGTGATTCATCACACATCCCCATTCTTCAGAAGTTGAATGAAGCATCGCTTCAAAGCCTGAACGTCGGCCTTCGCTCGATGAGCGCCAGAGAAAGGTTCATTGAAGAGATGCTCATGAAGCGCAGATAGCGAAAGGCGATAGCCTTTAAACCATTCAGTCGCTTCCACGGTGCATATTTCGTGACGCGGCAGTTTCAGTTTCTCTGGTTGGTGGAGCCTCCAGTATTCAGTCTTCAGAACGTCCTTGTCATAAGACAGGTTGTGAGCCACGACCGCATCGCCGTCACTGAACCACTTCGCGACTTCGTCAGCGTAATGCGAGAATGGCTTAGCATACTCCAGATCGTTGTTGGTTATGCCTGTTATCCTCGTTATCTCATCAGTCAAAGGCCGACGAGGCTTGCAAAGGAACTCAAGCTCCCCAAGATCATTGTAATCCTCATCGATCTTGCACGAGTAGAATTCAATGATCTCTGGTTGGTACTTCTCGGACATGAGTGTGTTTGATATGAGCGCTGTCGTCTCAGTATCAAACAGCACATACACTAGCTCTCCCAATGTTACCCTCCGTTTGCTGATGTAGTTGTTCTTGTGAATGGCGGCCTGGTTGTAGGAGGACGAGCAGATGATTCCTGCCTAGCAAGCTCATCAATCTCTGCCAGCATTGCTGAGTACACTGACATATCAATCAGAGAATCATGGTGACCGCCCCGATTGAAATTTTTCGCATAACGCGTGAGCTTGTTTGTAATCTGAATCAGGACGCCCAAACGCGAAGCATCAGCAGCATTGTCAACTTTGATTCCTTCAGGAAACAAAGCCATGAACACGCTGCCGAATGTTTGATAGTTGTTGCCATATAAGGCACCTTGCTTCTTGTAGATTTCCGCACCTTCATTGAGATATTGAGATGCGTTAGGTTTGTCAGCCACTTCCCCCCCCCCATTTGATTTGTATCAATACGCGCCAGTGCGCACTTGCCAGCATTTGAATTCAAGGTTGCGCCAGCACTCAACCATCTTCTCGCGATCCTCAAGGATCACAACCACATCCTCGCGCGCCCGCTCGATGGAGCCGAAATACTCAGCGAGAAGACGCGGCTTGACGACTGCGTCTGATGAGAAGTCATCATCAGGCCTCATAAGAAGTTCATCAACCAACCCCAGAATGCCTTTGTGCGAAAACCAGGTGAGGGTGGTTGACCAATATTTCTTATTCCGTCCGGTCAATACCATGCCGCAGCAACCATTCAGCGGCGCGCTGCGGAGTAAAAACGCCACATCATCATTCAGTGGATCCTGATATGATGCTGAGTGGAACTCATCCCATTGCTTGCTTTGGGCGAGATGTTCGCGGTGGGATGAATCCGCGAGTGTGCCATCAAGGTCGAATACTATCCACTTCATCAGATCAACCCTTCCTCTTGCGCGAGCCAGGACGGCATCGACACCCTTGCGCGCTTCCTGCTATTACCAATCATCTCAATCTCAACTTGAGACCTTGGCAACCAAACACCATCACTTCTCTCATACTTAGCAACGAGGATGTCGCTGCATGTATCAAACAGAATGATCAGCTCGATGGTTACTTGCTCGAATGATCGACGTTTGAAGTGTCTGTTTGACATTCATGCCTCCCAAAAGTCTGCGCAGCGGGACTTGAACCTGCAACCTCATGGTCCCAAACCATGCACTCTACCTATTGAGCTATGCGCAGTATAGTGGCGGAGGGTAATGGAATTGAACCATCAACCAATCAAGGTTGGCACGGTTTTCAAGGCCGCTTACCCACCAGTGGTGCTACCCTCCGTTTATGGTGCCGGCTGCAGGGATCGAACCCGCGACCTACTGATTACAAATCAGTTGCTCTACCAACTGAGCTAAGCCGGCGAACTTCACATATCAACCCTCAGCACCGTCCCGATGATATCGAGGCCATTGCGAAGGCGATCATGTATGATTGCGTCTGCCCTTTGAGTGGCCACTGCTTGGCCGATATGCCTGCGACAGCTTCTAATATCCTCATCATCAAGCACGACAGCCTTGATGATGGTCCAGATGTTTTCTCCAACCCTCATCTTGCAGTATCTCTGAGTGAACTCTGATGATGCCTTGAGGGCTTTGCCAGCCTTCCATCTCAAATCATTGGCGTCCTTGTCGAAGGCCGAAAGGTATCGCTTCTGATGGAGTGTGTCGAAATGGTTGGTTGGTTCTTTCATCTCAGCGCTCGACAAGCTCAAGAGCACTCTCAGGGTATATCTGAACGCTTCCTGAATGATGATTGCTTTCGATGCAATAGCCTATCAGCGTCAAATCGGTGCTGTAGAAACCACAAACCTTCCCCTCCCATTTGGAACCGCTCTTCTTGCGGACCAAATCACCAACATTGAATTTGCTGTTTGACAGAATCAATGTTGAGAAGTTGAGGCTGGCCTGGTTCATACAGCACCTTTTGACGTTGGTTGATCAGTCTTCGCTGTTCGCGGGCGCTGGCGCCGGCTTGATCACCTTCTCCCAATAGGCGCGGAAGTTGGTGAGGAAATACTGCTTCTGTTCCTCGATGGTATCGATCTCACGCTGCTTCGCCGCTATCTGGCGATCAAACTGCTTGAGGATGCGATCCTTGTCCACATGGAAGTCTTCGTCGGCAGCAACCACCATCTCGCCTTCAAACTTCGCATTGAAGTGAGCGAATTTGACCTCGCTCTTCTGCCAATCTTCCTCGACATAGGCCACGACGATGGTTGGGAGCTTCTCGAAAGGCTCAAAGCCAACCACAACTCCAGGATGAACCTTGTGGCCGTCATAGACCTTCTTGAGGATTTTGACGCGCGATCCGATGCGCATTTCCTCGATGCGGCGCGCGAAGCGCTCGTCAACTTCAATCTTGTTGCCGTTGATTTCGATGATCATTGTTTTATTCCTCAGTTGAATTTTGATTCATGGGCTGGGGTCAATCACAGTGGATTGACCCCAGGAGCCTCCCACTTTCCTGCACCTTGGCTCAAGAGGCGCAGTACATCTCATGTTTGTTTCAACCCCAAACAGCTTTCAGATTGTCCAGTTCCTTCAATGCGGCATTGATCTCAGGCTTATCGACTGGCGATGAAGACCCAAGCATTGTCACAAGAAGCTTGTCGAGCGCCGGTGTTCGCGTGCGCTCTGGATCCAAGAAAGGCTTCGTCCAAGGCATAGTCTCAAGCACAACCTTCTCCATCGCCGCCGCGATAGCGCCATACTCGCCTTGGGCGCGAAGGTTTTTGCGCTTGGCGATGATGTCCGCTAGAGTGCGAAGATTCATCTTGGAGATGATGTTTGTATGAACATTGGTTGGCAGAAGCCCCCGGCAGTCCTGGTTGGGAATTCCGAGTTTTTGCATTCCACGGTATGTGTGCTTGATGCTTGCTATGCAGTTATTCCACAATGAAGCAGCAGATGGATGACTGATGACTGAATCAGGCATTTCCGCCTCGAAATCTCCCATATCGACCACGCGCTGAGCCTGCTGGGCGTAGCTCGCTGTTCGAGTGCGGACGAATTGGTGAGTGAATGCACGCGTCACGTCTGTGATCTGAAACGTGAAGTCCACCATCTCCCAACTGCTCCTGATTGTTTTGGAGATGTAGTTCAACTCAGGCTCCAACTCTTCCCAAGTCATATTCATGAACTTGTCGAGTGTATCGGCGTTCTGTTCCAACCTTGTGTTCTTCGTATAGGCGAGCAACTTCGCCGCATACAGCATATCGTGATGCCCGCACCCGGTATAATCAATCAGCCTTACATTCATCATCATCCTCCTGTGGTTTGGATAGCATCAATGCAATTTTGATATTTGGTTCCTTTTCTCTTAACTGAATTGTGTATGTGAAGCTCCCATCTTATGTTTCCTGTTTGATAACCAAGATCGTGATTAATCCTTCCTACGCTCCACTTCATTCCATCATTTGGCTTTTCGCCAATCTCATTCATGAATGCTATGTATCCTTCTCTGTTCCTATCCCATTCAATTGATGGGCACTTGCCATCTCTAACCCTGTTATGGCAGCATTTGAAATTCTGAAGAGACCTTCTACATAGACCGAAATACTCAGAATTCACATGGTTCTTCAGCTTGTCTTTATCCCAGTGAAATCTGTGTCCTTTCGGCATAGGCATTGGTTATCTCCTCACTTCCTATGATCATAACTGGTCATTCCAATGACCAGACGCGAGATGACACGGTAATCACTCACCAGATCATCCAACAGCAAGCCAGGTCGCCATGTAGCGAAACGGCCAAACGAGTATATGTCAAACTTGTCTGAAGCCCACATGATGAAGCGCTTTCGCTCATCATCATCAATCGGCGTGATCTTCCCGTATTTCTGGGTCTTGATCTCGACATCAGATGTCAGCAGATTAGATCGCCTGAGACCAATATATGATAGAGCCTCAATTGTTATATCGAATGCCTCTTTGGCATCGCTGATAGCCTCATAGCATTCAATCACCATCTCATCACCTGTGATTGATATGCGAGACCCTTTGAATGAAGGATTTGGAATGTACAGAGTGCAATAGGCATCGACATAATCCAACTTAGCGATGATGTTGTAGCCGTTGTGGTATGTGAATGACATTTCCTTCCTTGTTTGATACCCAAGTATCTTAATCAGCGTCGGCATCGGGATGGTTGATATGATCTTGAACCCAGCAACCAGAACATTGTCTATCGAATTCATATTTAGCGGATCATCGAAAGACACTTTGCTGAGGATTGGCTCAAACATCTGGTTTATGAGGTCAGGCGGCGCGATGTATCTCGTCTCAACCAACCCAGAAGCACTGATTGATGACCGGAGCGAGGCAATGCCGCTTGTCTTCCTCGAATACGCCATGGCATCAGCCACAGGATTTCTCCAAGGCGCAACCGCCTTCATCATCTGGACCTTCTTGAACGGAATGCCGAGGCTATCCGCAACAACAGTTGATCGGAAACGCAGAACTGCGGAATGATTGTTTGGAAGGTTCGGCGCAGCCTCAGCAATGCGGCTGAGGCTCTTTCCCAATAGGTTACCAGCAAGAAGGCCGGCCATCCCCGCCCCAGCAACAACGAACTTCGTCATGTCACTTTTCCTTCACTTGGTTGGGCAGAGGATAAAGCTCAGCCAGCCTCTCCAGCGTCTCATTCTCATGCTCTGGAGCAATCTTGATTGGCTCGCATAACTTGGTGCGCCTCTCCATCTCAGTCATCTCTTTGTAATGCTTCTTTGAGATCGAGGTGCGATGTGCAAAGTCATGCGTCCACAGAACAAACATATCACCCTCCAATCAGGATTTCTTTGCCTTGCTCTTCTTCTCTTTGACAGGCTTGAACTTGACGACCTTCCCTGTGAACAACCCAAGGCCAACAGCATCAATCGGTTCACCATCCTCCAATCGCCGGCGAGCGAATGCCTGATAAGTTTGGGCATGGATGTTTTCATCAATAGAGGCAGTGTAACCTTTCTCAACCAAAGAGTTGAAAAGGTCAAGAGCCTCATTGTGCTGAGACTTGCCGAATTCAACTGTGATCTCAGTCTTGATCATCCCTTCAGCTTCATAATCCTTGAGAAGGCCGACAGCGACCTTGCGCTTGTCTGGATCTTTCGGGAATGAGCCGCTGACGAAGTCATCCAGCTTGAACTCAAGACCGTTGAATGTGAAATCAGGCATCGACAACTCAGCCATCAACTCAGGCATCTTTTCCGTCCTGAGTGATTGAAGAGCGGCCTTCGCTGCTGAAAGCTGAGCTTCCATTTGCTCGATTGCGTCGCTCATGCTGAGACAATCACCAGCCATCGAGTGGAGTGTCTTCAGCTTGTCCTGCGGAGCCATCTGCTCCTTGTTTTCTGAGATATCAAATTCGTCTGAAATCTGCTCGCTCATCTCGCCATCTCCTGAAGAAAGAGCACTGCCGGATTTTCCACCGGCAGCGCCATCGGTTGGTTACATCTCTTCCCCAGTATCGTGGCCGCCCTCTGGGCCAGCATTGCCAGTTTCGACGTCAGCACGGACAGTCCCAGCAGCAATGGACTTCGAAAACTCGATTGCATCATTCTTGATCGAATGCCAATCAATCTTCCAACCAAGAGCAGCCGGAACTTCAGGCAGCGAATGAGAGCGCTCGATCAGCCAGGTGAACCAGTCGCCTTGGTTGTTTGATTCCTCCCCAGCAGTCAGCTTGTATGAGCGATAGAAGAATGGCGGAGTGAATGTGGAACCATCCGCGCGCCTGAGCTTCTCGCTGGTCGCGAGATGCATCCACTTGCGAGCGCGCTTCAGTTGAGTAGCTGCCATCGCGATGAAACACCGCTGGGCATTGTCACTGAGATTGAACCCAAAGAATTGGGCTGTCTCCTGCACCAAATTACCTTCCTTGGTGTAGGGGCGGTTTTTGTCGTCGCGCTTGCACTGTTCGAGGATTTCGGCAGTCTGGTGGATCGCGACCAAACCCTTGTTTGATTCGCGAGGTGCCCATTCGAGATACACTTTGTTGTAGCTGACAGGCAGGAAGAGAAGGCCATCAGGGAAGAGTTTGCCTGACGCGACATCGCACATGTCGCCAGCCTTCGCTTCAGGGATGAACTCTGGCTTGTTTCGCTTCAGTTGAGGGGACAGAGCCTGAAGTATGGTTAGACGAGGAACAAGAACGTCATTTGCGCCGACATTCTCGAAACCAGCACCAGCCACACCCTCGAACTCATTGTCAAATGAAACAACAGGACCACCCTTCGGTGTATCCTGTTGCGCCGGAACATTCTTTGCCATATTTGTTTTCTCCATCCTCTTGGTTGAAGCCGGGAGGAACCAGCTTTCGGATAATCTTCCGAGATTATAAAAAAGGAAAGTGTTTTATCGACTGTGGTTCCTTTTTTCTTTTCTTTGGTTGGCTGGTGAATTGATTGAAACATCGGCAATGAAATCGATAAGTGAGGTTGGATCTTCGGAAAAAGGCCGAAATATCGACACTCATTCATTGTTTAGAGCTTATCGCGCCGCGTCTATATACGCCGCGACTAACGGATGAGTGGGCGAGCCGGGCGGGGCGGGGCGAGCCGGGCGGGGCGGGCGGGGCGGGGCGGGGCGGGGCGAGCCGGGCGGGGCGGGGCGAGCCGGGCGGGGCGGGCGGGGCCGGGCGGGGCGAGCCGGGCGGGGCGGGGCGGGCGGGGCGGGGCGAGCCGGGCGGGGCGGGGCGGGGCGGGGCGGGGCGGGGCGGGGCGGGCGGGGCGGGGCGGGCGGGGCGCAAAAAACTTTCCAAGGGCAGGGCAGGGCGAGCCAGGCAGGGCGAGCGCCGAAAGCGTCCTGGCAGACCTGCGGAAAATGTGTGGTAAAATGCAGGGACGGCCAAGGGCGGCAGGTTTTGGACCGCTGTGAGGGTTTATACCACAGAGGGCAAGAATGCCGTCCTTGGCCGTCCTAGGGCCGGGAAACAGCATTGGCCAAAAACCGCCTTTTTTTGGGGCGAAAATGCTTGATAGTTATCGGTCAATTAGCCAATATCTTGTGCCATAAGTCGTTGAAAAATAAGCATTTTACTGGCGCAACTGGGCCGTTTTTTTGCCCGATGCCGAAATTTGGGCTGTTGATTTTATTCGTTTTTTCGCCCTTTTTTCGCTTAATTTCTTTTCCGCACGCGCGAGGCTACACTGGGTACAGGTGAGTTATCGCGCTCCCTCGGAGTAGGACACACCTAGGGGTTCATCCCCGCCCGCTGTTTGAAAACGAGACCTAACCCGACGGGGCGCCACCCCTAAGCAGGCTTTCGATGCCGTCCAAAGGCTAGATCGCTCGCTAGGCGGCGACGCAAACACGTTCGGAACCTCTCACGTACAGACGAAAAGGGCAACTTTCTCCAAATAAACAACGAAGCGCCGTCTCGCGAAAGCGAGGCGGTGCTTTCGTTGTTTCAACCAAACTCCAATCAAACTTGGCGCTTGGTTGAAACGATGGAGAGTGAAATGGCCAAAAAGATAAGCACACCGCTTCTTAGTGAGCAGGATTTGATTGATCTTGTCCGAAAGATCAAAGACTGCGCTAACAAGACAGGCGCAAACGTTACGCGCCTGATGGATGATGTGGTTGAGCCGGTTTATTACGACACTGTTTCACACGGTATCTTTTACGACAAAAGCACTTACGGATGGAAACAGAACATCCAATCTCTGAATCATCGCCACTGGTTGAAGGCCGAAACGGCGCGCTAAGCGCCGTCTGCTCGTTAGGCGAGCACTGAAGAGGCCACCAACCAGCGAGGGAAAGATGACCGAAATAACCAACAAGGAAGAGATCACCACCTTCATTGAGCGCTTCGCAGCTCAAGTGAAGGCCGATCCAAATTCGGTCAAATCCGTTTATCGCGGCAAGGATCGTGTTTGCCGCTGCGGATGCCGTGGCGACTACGCTAAACCAAACACCGTTCCATTCAGGATGCGTATGAAGGAAATGTTAAACTTCAAGGCTGAGGACACAACCTCAGTTGAGCAGGAAGGGAATTACTTCAACATCAGCTACGGCAACGACCGTGCGCTGTGCGCTTACTTTGATTGAAAGCCGAAACGGCGCGCTGCGCGCCGTCTGTCCGTTATGCGGGCACTGATGAGGCTGTGGAGATAGTGATGACCAAACAAGAAACAATCAATGACAAGATCCGCAAACTTCTGGCTGTTGGGTCCAAGGACTCAGGAGCGACAGAGAGCGAGCGCGATACAGCGCTCCAGATGGCGGCTGTTATGATGGCTCGCCACGGGATCAACCAAGATGAGATCGGCACAGGGTCAGGCCCAAAGGCGAAAGTCGGCAACATGAATACAGACCGCATGATACAGTGGAAGATATATTCCGCTATGGCGGCGGCTGCGTTGTATGGTTGTCAGGTTATTCTTCACAGCAAAGGACTGAAGGGCATCCAATTCATTGGCCGTCCAGACAATTTGGATGCCACTGAAGAGACCTTCGCTTGGATAATGGCGCAGATTAATCTTCTCTACAAACCACTGGTTCCCTCTCACCTGAAAGGCAACTATCGGTCTGCTTGGGTTGATAAATTCCGCGTCGCCTGTGCTGTTCGCGTTCTTCATCGAGCTCAGGAATCAATCAGAGAGATCACGACGCCATCCGCTAAAGGCGCGGCGCTGGTTCCTGTTGGATACTTCAAACAACTAGCAGCCGAAAATGAGGCTGCTGCGATGGAAGCCTATCCCAAAACGAAGGCTGTGAAAGTTGGCGGGATTGGGAAGTGGACAGACGGATCGGCGGCCGGCCATAAGGCTGGCGATCACGTCAAGCTTCGCCGCGAAGCGGAGGGGCAAAAGGTATCTGGGTTGCTCAACTGAGGCCGAAACGGCGCGCGGCAATCGCTGCGCTCCGTCCGCTCGTTAGGCGAGCGCTGATGAGGCCGAGAAGGAGAAAGACAATGGCGACGAAAAAGTCCAATGTGCCTGTGGAAATGACGCTGGAAGAGATGACTAATTACGCTTTCTCAACCATGACTGATATGGGTGATAAGATCAGAGAAGTGGTTGAGAATGCCGAAGGTACGCTGCGCGAACACACTCAGCGTATGCAAACTCTGAGTGAGATCGCCAATACCATTGATTGTATGGATAAACCTGAAGTTCCAGAAGCAATCAAGAGCATAAAGGCAGCATTCCGAGAAAACCAGCGCAAAAATCTTTCCCGCGCGGATCGGCGAAGCAATGCTGTCGAAGCACTCCAGATCGTGATCGACACTGCCAATGAGTGGATCGAGAACAACCAACCAAGCGAAGACAATGGATCCACCGAAGACGAAAATGAAGAGAAACAGAACCAAATAGACGACATTCAGCAATTCATAGAAGATGTCTCTCAATTGCGAGATGAGGCAGATGGAATTGAGTTCCCTGGAGCGTATAGTTGAGGCCGAAACGGCGCGCGCTCGCGCGCGTCGTCTGTCCGTTAGGCGGACACTGATGAGGCCAGATTGCTGATTGATTGGAGGAAGATATGACGACGCTCTCTGATATCCTGAAGAAGGGCGAAAGGCCCATCGTCGGGCAAGAAGTCTTCGTGGTCAGACCTGGTAGCTGGGATAACAGCTATTACGCCGCAACAGTCAAGTCTGTTTCGCCAACTTGCCGTAGCATCGTGATCAAACAGGATATTTCCGGCCACGAGCTAACATTCATCAACGGAGAAGATACCAGCTCATCACCAAGCAAATATCGCCGCTCGTGGCTGGACTTCGATATTGATGGAATCAAGAGGATGAAGCGCGAAAAAGAGAAGCGGGTGCTGCTCGCTCGAAAGCTCAATGAAGCAGTGAACCATGATCACGTTGGGGTGCAATGGAATGCTGATGCTATAAAGAAGCGCATCAGCGACCTAAAGCGTATCGCGGAGGAAGCGGAGAAGATCACAGAAACATTGAATGATTGAATGATTGAAGGCCGAAACGGCGCGCGAGAGTGCGCCGTCCATCCGTTATGCGGATGCTGATGAGGCCATGGTGGCTGATTCTGTGGGAAAGCCCAGGCTATCAACCTGGCGAATGTGGGGGTTGTCTGAAGAGAAACAGGAGAGTACCATGACGAGTAGCTTTGAAGGGAAGGCTCTGTTCCCTCGTATCGACCACAACCCACGACGTGAAGGTACACTAGGGTTCAATTCGATGAAGATCATTCTTCGTAACCCTGGCATCACGTATGCTGAATTCCTCAGCAAAGGTGGAAGAAACAAAGACCTCCACTGGGAGGTTATGAGGAAAAGGGTGGTGGTGAAGAGAGTAACCAACCACTAAGCTCAGTCAGTTGAGCGCAGGGCCGCACGAATGCGGCCCTGTATCTGAGCTGATTGATTGGCTCAAACAGGAGAAAGACAATGGCGTTCAACTACATTTATGCCCTCGATATTCTCCGCCACCATCTCAATGATTGTGATGGAGTCACTTCAAACATACTCACAGCTCCAAGAGCAGAGTCAGAGGCTATGTGGGTCCAAAAGGACGGCAAGCCTTTCTTCGCGATCATCGTCGCTTCTGAATCTCCTGACTGTGGATGGTGCGTTTGCCGAACTGACAGTGATTGGATGTTAAATGGAACAATCACTCACTTCAGAAGGATCGATGAGGTAGCGGAATTTATCAAGAGCAAGATCAAACAGTGAGGTTATGCTATGCCAAGAGAACCAATCTTCAATTATCTTCTTGTGGTGTGGTTGTTTGATGAGAACGGCGCCAAAAGCATCTGCGAGATATTTGAGAGTGATAACTATCACAAGATCAAACAAGTTCTGAATGATGCATTTGAAATCCATGATAAGCGCGGTGAGAAAATTGAAATCCAACTATTCAACAGACAAAAGGCCGAAACGGCGCGCTAAGCGCCGTCTGTCCGTTAGGCGGGCACTGATGAGGCCAGGAGAGGCTGCCATGGACGAAAGGACATTGATTGCTCTTAAGATGAGCATCCAGCACTGGGAAGCGAATGTCGCTGCTGAGAGCCCAGATCAACCAAACATATCAGGTGATGTTTGCCCTCTTTGCACTTTGTTTTATGATTCCCCAATTGATGACTACTGTGTTGGTTGCCCGGTCAGTAAAAAGACTGGGATGTCAAGTTGTAGCGGGACACCATGGTATGAGGTGTGGAAGGCTCTTGGCAATTGGCAATATTACAAGAATGATGAAACAAAGAAGCAGTATAAGAAGAGGGCAGAGCAGGAACTTGATTTCCTCAAGTCTCTTCTCCCTTCCTAAGCAGGCCGAAACGGCGCGCGAGAGTGCGCCGTCCATCCGTTAGGCGGATGCTGATGAGGCCAGGAGAGGCTGCCATGGACGAAAAAAACGCTTACTGCTCTCAAAACAAGCATCAAACAATGGGAGGAAAATTTGGCAGCTGAGACGCCATATGATGCAAAAATAAAAGGAGAAGATTGCGCTCTTTGCGAGATGTTTGTCGAAAACATAACTGGTGAGATGCTCATGTGCAAAGGATGCCCCGTTTCTGAGCGAACTGGGGAATCAAATTGCTACAGAACGCCATGGTACATGGTTCGGGATGCTCTGTCTGAGTGGAAGTGTGATGATTGTGAAGAGACAAAGAATGAATACAAGAAGCTAGCGCAGGCTGAGCTTGATTTCCTCAAGTCTCTTCTCCCTTCCTAAGAAGGCCGAAACGGCGCGCTGAGCGCCGTCCGCTCGTTAGGCGAGCGCTGATGAGGCCATGGAGCAAACATGTTTGTTATCGAGATCAAGCGCGACAATGAATGGCGCCCGCTCACAACCATTCAGCAAGATGACACACTGAGAACAGAAGCAGCAGCCAAGCTTGCCGCAGAGAAGATGATGCAGAAATGGCAGACCAACTACTTCATCCCGCGCGGCGAAAATGTCAGCTTGCGGGTAACGTCTAAGTGAAGGCCGAAACGGCGCGCGAGAGTGCGCCGTCCATCCGTTATGCGGATGCTGATGAGGCTAGAAAGGAAAGACAATGCCCTATGAACTTAAGATTGTGGTTGATGATGACATCTTTCTCACTGTGGTTGAGCTTCTTCATCCCCATGTTGTAAGTTTCAGCTCAGAGAAGATCGAAAACTTAAACCCGCATGTCGCGGCAAAGAGCGCGCCGAAACCAACCAGCAACGGCATGCTCAAGAAGCTGACGATGAAGCAGCTGATTCTTACGCTCATTGAGCGCAACAAGACAATCAGCTATGGTCACATGATGGAAGAGGCTGACAGACTTGGCTACAACAAGGCAAGCGTGTCTCCCTCCGTTTCGAAGTTGGTGGCTGCGGGACTAGTCATCAGAGGCCAGCATGGTCTCCTGAAGATGAATCCGCATCCTCCCAAACACGACAAGGCCAACAAGGAAGAGACCAAGGAAAGCTAAGGCCGAAACGGCGCGCTGATTGGTGCGTGCCGTCCATCCGTTAGGCGGATGCCGATGAGGCCAGGAGGAAGAGAGATGAGTTCAAGAAAGAAGATCGATGAAGACCACAAGTGCGTGGCATCGAAGTGCAAAGGAATATTGGTTGATCCACCTGAATCATATGGGCACTGGGCGTATTGGTATGGTGATAAGAAAGATGGTTGGCACTCTAAGCCACAAAAGAAGAAAAAACAGTAAGGCCGAAACGGCGCGCGCGAGGGCGAGCGCCGTCCATCCGTTAGGCGGGTGCCGATGAGGCCGGTATGACTCATATTTGGAAGAAAGAAAATGTCACACGAAGTGGAGACGATGGCCTATGCAAATGCAGTGCCTTGGCACGGAATTGGAACCAAGGTTGGCGGTGATGTGACTGCTGAGGAAATGCTTGAGGCGGCTGGCCTCAACTGGAAGGTCAAACGTCACAGAATGCAAGCGCAAGCTGATGATGGAACAATCATCAACATCCCTGGCCGCTATGCTCTTATCCGAGACCGCGACAACAAGGTCATGACGATAACAGGCGACGCTTGGAAGCCAGTCCAAAACAGTGATATCCTCGCATTCATGAAACAGTACGTTGAAGCGGGCGGCGCAACGCTCGAAACTGCCGGCGCACTTCGCGGCGGTAAGACGGTGTGGGCGCTCGCCAACCTCAACCACGAGTTTCAAGCCCAGCCAGGGGATCATGTCAAAGGCTATCTGATGATGACGACTTCGCACATAGTCGGCATCTCTACAAAGGTCGCAACAACCAGCGTTCGCGTCGTTTGTGCTAACACTCTTCGCGCCGCTGAGAGCGAGGCTGATTTCCATTACACTCAGAATCACCTCACTCCGTTCAACTTTGATTCTGCCAAGGTCTGCATCGCCAACGCTCACGAAAGTCTGTCGCTGGCGGAGAAGACATCAAAGGTCTTGGTTGATCTGAAGCTGTCTGCTGATGATGCTCTGCGGAAGGTGTTCGCTCCTGTCTTCCTTCCGAATGTCGATAGTGATGATTTTGAGGTTGTGCTTTCTTCCAATCAGCTTCCAAAGACCATCAATGAAATCCTCGACAGCTACCACAATGCGCCCGGCGCTCAGCCTGGCACTGGTTGGGGAGCGCTCAATGCGGTAACGCATTGGGCAGATCACGTAGCAGGGCGCAATACTTCCTCGCGACTCAACAACGCTTGGTTCGGCGTCAACGCCAAGAGCAAGTTGAAGACTGAGAAAGTGCTTCTTCAATTGGCGGACTAACAATCAATTCAACCACGACGTAAAATTTTTTTTGCGTCGTGGTTGAAAGCACTTTCCAATCAGGTTTAGTTGGAGTTTACTGCGTAAAGGTTCAGGCAAACCTAAAGGCCGAGGAAACAGAGATGATTGATGCGAATAATCTCAATGATACGCAGCTTGTCATTCTCACTACTGCGTCAAACAACCCAGGCAGATCTGTTCTGCCATACGCGAAGAGCATGAAGACATTCGGGCGGGCGCTTAATTACTCGCTCGACAGTCTCATGGCGAAGGGTCTGATTGTCAGAGATGAGAGGACAGGCTTGAATGAGCCTTCCTTGAAGGATGAGAGGGGCAGATACACCTACAGAATCACAAAGGAAGGTTTGAAGGCGATAAACGCCGAACCTGAAGAGGAAAGCAAGATGACTTCGAAGTACGACACTGGTAAGAAGGAAGCCAAGGCCGAGACTGAGGAAGCGAAGGCCGCCGCGAAGGCGGCTGAGGCCGCCGCGAAGGCGGCTGAGGCTGAGGCTGAGGCTGAGGCGAAGGCGGCTGAGGCTGAGGCGAAGGCGAAGGCAAAGGCCGAAGCAGCCGCTGCGAAGGCCGCCGAGGCTGAGGCCAAGGCGAAGGCGAAAGCCGAAGAGGCTGAGGCGAAGGCGAAGGCGAAGGCCGAAGCAGCCGCTGCGAAGGCCGCCGCGAAGGCTGAAGCGGCTGAGGCTGAGGCTGAGGCGAAGGCGGAGGCGAAGGCCGCGCGGAAGGCGGCCGGTGAAGCGCCGCGACGCGGAAACAGCGGCAAGCACCTGTATCCTCTGGTTGGGAAAAACCCGCGTCGCCCAGGAAGTTTCGGCCACTTCTCCATGCAGATCATCCTCGATGAGCCTGGGATCAGCTATGAGGAATACATCAAGAAGGGCGGCCGCAGCAATGATCTCAACTGGGACATTGATCACGGATTCACTGAAGCGCGCTTCCCGACTGCAGTTGCTGCCTGATCGCCAACCAAAGAGATAACCAAACAGGGCGGATAAAACCGCCCTGTTTTACTGAGTAGCACAGGGAATGGTTTGGTGTTGGTTGGAAAAGTCTGGCACTGAAATTCCGAAATCGGGCGAAAATCAGGCGAAACACTCAAACAACCAAACAAACCAAAGAGTTAGCGAGCGAGGATAAACCAAGGCCGAAGGATCCAAGATCGTATTTCTTATATGTTCTTACTAAAGGGGTAAAATTAAGAAAGAGAAGAGAAGAGGGAAGAGTTTAGGAAACAAGAGAAAAATACGCGCCTGGATCCTCTTCCGACCGCTCCGCGAGGGTAATTCTCCGTTTTGGTTTCGTGGTTTTGGCAACAGGAAAGGCGAGCGAAAACGTAGGTGGCAACTAGGCCGGTTTAGAAGGCTAAGGGCAGGTTTTAGGCTTGGCCGCTAGGGTAGTAGTGGCCAGCCCTAAAATCGCCGCCGCGCGCAGCCGCTCTTGCGGCGTTCCAGCCCGCGAAGGCCGAGAAGGCTGGAACCGGGCGGGGCGAGCCGGGCGGGGCGAGCCGGGCGGGGCGAGCCGGGCGGGGCGAGCCGGGCGGGGCGAGCCGGGCGGGGCGAGCCGGGCGGGGCGAGCCGGGCG